CCGTGTAATTAAGACGGGGGGGTGGGTTGAACTGTGTGGAGGGCCAGACAGAAACCCCCCACCCCTCGACACATATCACATTTTCCATACTGAAAATTTCATATGAAAACTTGAGCCTTATGAGTTTTTGAAAAGACTCTCTGCCATTTCTTTGGCGGCTATTTCTCTGAGGATATCCTCACGCCATTTGTTGATTTGGTTCATGAGAACATGGACTGAAGGTTTCATGTGGTTATCCTCTATGAGCTATAACTTATATTCATGGTTTATGAGCTATAGGTAATACTGCTCATCTTCATCAAGAAACCTACTTGGCTGCCTTCGGCCTGCTACGCAGATTGGTTCGGAATGCTTCGCATTCCTCCCAATGCCAAGCATGTTTCTTGATTCGATTCGCAAGCCGTTGGGTATGATTGAGATATGGGGAGAGTGGGGCGAGAGCCTGACTCTGGGCTACGGGTGAGCGCAGCGGGGCGGGTATGGTTTGATCTGTAGTGAAGACAGAGTTATCCCGGTTCGGCCCCCAGCAGTCGCAACTGCCAGCTACGGAGGTACGGTTTCGAAGTATGGCTGTCAAGATCTGTATTTTTGCACAATGGTATGTGCATTTTTGTTTTTGATTGAGTTTCAAGAGGTTATGGCGGAAGAGGTGGGATTCGAACCCACGAAACCTTTCGGTTTGCTGGTTTTCAAGACCAGTGTCTTCAGCCAGACTCGGCCACTCTTCCGCTGGTGGTGGGGGAAGGGTTTGAACCTTCGACCTGACGATTATCGGTCGCCTGCTCTACCAACTGAGCTACCCCACCTAACCTTGGTCCGTGTATCAGGATTCGAACCTGAGACCCCTAGTACCCAAAACTAGTGCGCTACCAGACTGCGCTACACACGGATTAAGGTTGTGACTCCTTACTCGTAAATGATTCGAATGCCAAGACAAACTGCGAGAGCATGTTCAGCTTTTGCACCGGGGGATCTTTCCCAACCACGGAGCATGTACATGGCAGTAGCGTTCTTGCAGATCCAATCACAGTCGATGGCCATACACATACGATAGGCTGCCTGTTGGTCACGGACGAGTCCTTGTTGAACCATCAGAGAACCTTCATGACGTATGGGGTTGAAGATGTTCTTGCCGGGTACTCCTGACGAGATCAGGGTTTCTTCTGCATGGTAGAAGGCTGGAGCATTGTGATCTTCATAACCACTCATGGGACCAGCGATGTAATATAGATCTTCAGAATCGTGTTCAGACATTGGTTTTCCTTTTCATTGTCATGGTGCCGATATATCCTTGGCTTATGAAGAACCAAAAAGGAAGAGGTCATGCAGCTATGTTGGATTTTCTTGAGCGCCTTGGCCTTGACTTCGATGGGATTGACAATGGCTTCAGTGTCAAACTCCATTCCATCTTTGTTGGTGGTGAGAGACCCCAGTCCTTGTGTGCGTTTCTGGTCCACAAAGGATATCGGACTTTGGTCCGAATCATTGGGGTAAAGCACTGTCTTAGGTCATACGACCGATACTACTAAAGACACCCTAAATCCCAAAAAAGAAGGGAGCAGCTTCGCGCTACCCCCTTCCAATTTTCCCAGTCAGATTGTGATGGTTCAGGCGATTGACCGGAACCCATACTCCACGTTTACAAGATCCGTGGCTGCCCAAGGCTGAGAAGTTGCAGGGTTCTGTTTCCAGTCTGTCACTTGGTATTCCTTGGAGAACGGCACATTGAAGTCTGGAGTCAAATAATCTACCCCAGACATTCGAATCAGGTGCCGAAGTTTGGTAGGTGAGTTCAGCCCCCGAACCGTTGTCGTGACTTGCACGATGTTTGAGATGTTGTTTGCTCCAGTGTATGGAGTGAGGATCGTGGTTTGAGACTGGTTTGGAGAGACCGTAGTCATACCAGTTGTTGGATCATCGTCAGAGAGTGAGACGAGAGGACCATTCCAGTTTCCATAAGCACCAGCAGAGACCGGACGAAGAAGGTCAAGGCGAGCGTTCCGAGTATCACCATCAGCAATGATGATCTCGGAATAGTGTGGCTCATAAAATGACATTGGATCACTTGATAAGCCTCGGAATGCACCACCAAGCCAAATAAATCGAGGTTTACGAGCATTGAGTTGATTGTAAGCAAATGATCGTTCAATCAGCAAAAGCTCATTCACATACACTCGGAACTCAGCTTGGAGTGTTCCAAGTTTGATTTGAATGTCGATAGTACGAAGAGTTTCACCCAAGAAAGGTACATACCGAACATCAGAAAAAGTTTTCCCATCCATGGCGGTTCGAAGAGTCCAACCATTTTCAGGGCGATTTCGGAAAGAAAGTTGACAGATACGATCACCATTGATGTCTACAACTTCAACCAATGGGTTATCATTGTTAACCCACCAGACTTGAGCACCGACACGGAAATGAATCCAAGTCTCATCAGTTGATGTTTCAGTAAACGCAGGAGAAGCCGCAATCGTTTCCAATGGGAATTCAATTGAATATGGAACACGACGTGAGTCAAATGCCCATTCAGGTGAGCCAATTCGAGATCCCGGAAAGTGCGAGATTGAGTTAGATGCGAACAGGATGTTAGGCATTGGAGTGTCCTTTCTGACTGGCAAGATCTGTTTAGTAGATCGAGCCTTTGAAATCTAGAGTGAAGTAACGAGTCCCATTGGATGATCCATTGGGATTGATTTGACCGATTTCAGGAGTCGCAGGACCACCAGCCCATGCTGCAATCCTTCGAGCAATACCATTTCGAATCATGTACTCATTCTGCTCACCATTGAAAGTGATGTACCGAGTACGTCCTTCATTTGCTTGGACTGGGTTAGTTGCAGCATTGAGGTCGAAGAAGCGAATCAAAAAAGACTCACCTACCTCAAACTCATGAGAAGTTGTACAGGCTTGAGATACCCAAGTTGGACCAGCATTCAAACCAGCAGATGAAAGAGTGAAGTCTTTCAGAACTTCAGAAATCATGCCCGGTTGGAACACACCATTTTTTTGGTAGTTTATACGGCAAAGTTGCAGACGATAATTGAACGGGGTCAATTGGTTATCGTCAACAAGAACACGAAGTTCATCAATATTCAGACGAGTTTCGCAGATCCAAATGTTTCCTTTGCCTGCCATATCATCACTGACAGTGGTGCTTCGTTCATAAAGATATCCTGCACCTGAGAAGTAAGCAGTGAACCAATCGAAAGCACCACGAGGGATGGTATATTGTTTACGCTGACCAGAGGTAAACGTACCAACAAGCTCTTCACGGAAGAACTGAACAGGTGTCCAACGAATACCATCATTTGATCCTTCAATGTAGAATTCACGTCCAACCTGAAGTGAATCAGATCCACTTCGGGCTGTGATGTCTACAATTTCAGGACGAACAGGAGTACCCATGTCGTACCCAACCCAAGCAGTACCGTTGGCAATACCATTCTCTTCACCAGCCCAGTAACCTGTGTTGCGAAGATCATCGAAAGCATAGTCTGCATTCAGAACGCCAAGACCAGCCGATCCGAAGATAGGTGAACCTCCGGTTGTAAGGTCAGTGCCAGATGGAGTCGGACGGAACTCGATCTCAGAAAGACCAGTACCAGACCAAGTGTTGGCTTTGGTAAAACGAAGACGCCATTGTTCGAACAAAGGACCAAAGTCACGTTTGTTTACCTTGGCTCCCTTACGAATGTACATCGACACGTCGTCAATTGCAGCATTGTTGTTGTTTCCAGACTGAAGGTTGAACTCTAGATAAATACGAACCCAACGAGTGTTTGCAGGAATTGGATTTTCAAAAGTCCTATAGAACCAAATGTTGGAAGGAGATGCCCAAAGACCGGGACCATTATCTTGACCAAGCAGAGTCATATTTACATCGAAGTATTCGACACGCACATTGGCCATATCAGTTCCATCATCAGTGAACTGATACCAATAGACTTCAAGATTGGTCAGACCCAAATCGACATCTGGAATCCATGCTGCTTCGATAGGAACATTTTGCCAGATGTATGAGAAAGGTGTGTTGGAACCACTTGGACCAACATTGTCACCTCCATTCCAAGAATAATCTCCACTGCGTTCAGCATCTGAATCAAACTGAACTGAACCGAAGTTGGTCCAACCAAGCATACCCATTTCAGCATCAGGGTTCTTGAGGTTCATATGAACCGGAAGACCTTCTTCCAATGGATCAGCATATTGCATGTTGATGACAGCAATGCTGCCAGCATCTTGTACAGACAGCGTATCTACTCTCTGAAGACCAGTGATGAAGTGCATACTCATCTGGTTTGTATCCAGACGATCATCAGTAGAAATACCAGTGAGATAGTAAGCAACTGCACGATTTACGTCGATACGATCCAAAGCACCAATACCAGTCGTGATCAAAGTACGCTGATCATAGGTAACTTGAGCATTGGTTCCCGACTGAAGTCCTGTGATCAAGAAGTTTTCTTGTTCATTGACTACAATTGGTTCAATGATCGAGATACGCAATGGCGATGTGATTGTGATGTCTTGCCCAAGGTAATTGATACCTTTGATCTCAACGGTGATGTCTTGACCATCATATTCGATAGATGAAAGCCAAGTCTTCTGAGTGGCAAAAGGAATATCAATTCCGTTGGCCATCCATTGGTATTCAAAAGTTGCAGAAGGAGATGCGTTCCATGTTCCTTCTTCAGCAGTAAGAACTGCCGGAATCAAAGCATCACCACGAATCCAAGCATTGTTGGATGACACAGGCGGAAACCGATACAGCGGAGAAGATGCTTCCCGGCCATAAAGGCTGGAGACCAAGTGAACACCTTCCCGAATCGACGGTTCAATATGAACTACGTCGATAGACCGGGTACGATCATCATCTTGTCCCCAAGGGTATAGTGGAGGATGAGGCATTAGCGGAGCGGTCCTTCAACATAGAACGTAGCATCGCCAGTGGCGATGATCCGGATATCAGGCATGTTTGCACGAGGCAGACGAACAAGGTTCGATTCATTTACGGTATAGCTGGCTTCAGCCGGAGTGAACCAGACACCAAGATGATTCTTCACTTGGAACTGTACAGTACCTGCACCACAAACACAGGTCACGTTCAGATCTTGAGCATAAGGTCCAGCGGCGTAAGCAATGACATCTTCACCACCTTCTTCGACTCGATCAGAGAATGTGTACCAGATTGGAGTGCAGAGATAATTGGTAGAGCATGTTTGTGGCATTTGCTTTCCAGTCTTGCTTTAGGTTATAGGGCATCCATGTGACTGCATTACCACAAGAACGGAGTAACGAGCAATGCTTACACTCAAAGAGGTACAAGACTCTCTTCCTGCTGGCCAGAAAGGCCACATTACGCAGGATATGGTCAATCAACTGAATGCGTTGTCGAAAGACCCAGAGGAAGCTCGATACATTCGAGAGAACTTTATTTCGTTTTCTCAGGTTCTTGCAGAAGGACGATTCAAGCTCGGAGACTATGTGCGTGCAGTGATGTATGTTTCACACAAAGTCATGGGCAAATCAAATCTTGATGCGTACCGATCTACTTTCCCAGATCGTTATCAGCAGATGGTTTCAGATGGGCGGTCCAGCAAAGACATCGCTTCATATGTGGCTGCCTACAACAAGGGAAAGTTGGTGAATCTGGTTTATGAACGAGCCATGATTCCAACATGGGTTTTGAATCAGGACATTTTCCAAGCTGCGATCAACACTCAATACACGATCATGAATGATACGGCTGTAAGTGATAAGGTTCGAGTGGAAGCAGCAAACAGTCTTCTAACTCACCTGAAGAAGCCTGAAGTGAATAAGGCTGAACTGAAAATCGACATCGGAATGAACGATGGTATGCGAGCACTTGAAGCTCGTATCTCTGAAATGGCTGAGATGCAGATGCGAACCATTGAAGGAAAGTCTATGTCTGTGCAGGAAGTGGCTGCACTGCCTATGAACATTCCGGATGCGGAGATTATGAATGAGTAAGTTCTTTGGAAACAAGTCGGTAGACGATTATCTGAATGAAGTAGACTTTGATTGGCTGAACAACGGGGGATACATCCCTTCGAAGTTCAGCCTTGAGTTCATGAACTTCATCAAGCTCTGTAACGATGGTCGAGGAGAAGATAACAAGACTCCTGTCATGCACCTCGCAATGCTTGATAAGCTACCGACCAAACACAAGAAGATCACGAATCTCTGTGCTCGTGGTACTGCAAAGACCACTCTGATGATGGAGTATCTGACGCTCTATCTGGCTATGTTCAACAAGATTCCCGGCTTCGGTCCTGTTCCCGGAATGCTTTACATTTCGGATTCGATGGACAACGGGGTGAAGTCTGCTCGTGAATCAATCAAGTCTCGATACTACTCCAGTGAATTCTTGCAGTATTGGCTGCCAGAGTCAGGGGTTCGATTCACTGAAAACTACATGGAATTTCACAACAGAAATGGTGGTAAATTTGGCGTCAAGATGTTCGGTGCCAAATCAGGTATCCGGGGTACGAAGATCTTCAATCGTCGTCCTGTACTGGCTGTCATGGACGACTTGATCTCAGATGCTGATTCTAAATCACCGACTGCAATGGAAGCCATCAACGATACTGTATACTCAGGTGTTCAGTATGCGTTGGATCCAACTCGTCACAAGATGATTCTGAATGGAACTCCGTTCAACAAAGAAGACATTGTGTATCAGGCAATTGAGTCTGGTGCTTGGCAAGTGAACGTCTGGCCTGTCTGCAAAGAGTTTCCTTGTGAGCGTGAAGAATTTAGCGGAGCTTGGGAAGATCGCTTCACATACGATTATGTGAAAGAGATGTATGATTCTGCTGTGATGGAAGGGAAAGAAAAGTCTTTCCGTCAGGAACTCATGCTTCGGATTACCTCAGATGAGTCTCGTCTGATTCAACAAGATGAGATTGGTTGGAAGTCTCGGATGGACATCTTGTCCAATAGGAAGCACTACAACTTCTACATCACCACTGACTTTGCCACTTCTTCCAAGCAAACTGCTGATTACACAGTGATTTCTGTTTGGGCCTATGACAAGGATGGGAACTGGATTTGGGTTGATGGTCTGTGCGAACGTCAACAGATGGGCAAAACTATCAACGATCTGTTCAATTTTGCACAGGAGTATTCACCTCAAGGTGTCGGTATCGAAGTCACCGGACAACAGGGTGGATTCATTCCTTGGATCATGAGTGAAATGGATCGTCGTGGTATCTACTTCAATTTGACCCATGACCCAAAAACCAACAAACCGGGTATCCGACCGATGACGGACAAACTGTCGCGGTTCAATCTGGTGGTTCCTCTGTTCAAGTCTGGGAAGATCCATTTTGCTTCGGAAATGAGCAAGACCAAAACTCTTGGTTTGTTTATGGAACAGATCAGCCTTGCTACTCGTGATGGTTTGATGGGTAAAGACGACTGCCTAGATACTATCTCGATGTTGACTGTGATGAACCCTTGGAAACCAAATCCGGAAGAACCAGTCGAACCTCAGACTCAGGTATCGACTAAGGATATCATCTGGGGTACAGATGACCAAATTGAAGAAGAATCCGGGCTAGGAGCCTACATCGTATAAGGAAAGTCCCATGCTCTTCACAGATTTCACCATGAAGCTGGCTCGTGGCCAACTGAAGAACACAGCGGTTGTCGATGACCAAGATCTCGGTGAGATCAATCCGGGTCATGAAGATCAACTGCTTGAGCTTACCAATCAGGGACTGATCGACATCAGTACCCGAATGAAGCTGTTTGAATCGACCTATGCTCTGACGTTTGTCTCAGGACAGAACATCTACCTGTTGAACTCAACGCTTGATGCTGTCTTTGCTGACTATGTGCGAATGCTGTCGATTCATGCAGTTCCGAAAGATCTGGAAGTGATTCCAGCCAATGAGAGAACCTTTGTTCCCAAGACTGGTTCACTCATCACCATGCCCTCTCCGTTCTCGATTCGATTCTCGAATCAGTTCATGGAGGATTATGCACCAGCAGTAGATCTCAAGTTCCAGACCAAACATCCGGCCATTGATGTCAATGGTACGATGCAATTGCCTCATCATCTCTATGAAGCTCTGGCGCTTTACGTCTCTGGGTTGTATCTGTCCCATATGGGTGGAGAAGAGCACACAGCGAAAGGCGATTCCTATTACGGTCTGTATCTGAGAATGATGGGTGAAGATATCATCGAAAACAAATCTCAGACTTCGGAAGTATTGGATGAAGACACTCGCTTCCAAGATCGAGGATTCGTCTGATGAGTGAAAAAGATCCAAACCTGTTCGTTGAAGTCTTCAACCAACGTGCTGCTTGGCTCACGTTTTTTGGGGCATTGGGCGGTTCAGTCAGAGCCGCTGTCCTAAAAACAGGTTGGAAAGAAGGCATTCGTGTCGTATTTGTGGGGGGTGCTGTCGCATTTGGCGTCGGTGTTCTTGGGCCTGTTCTCATGAAACCATGGATCGGAGACCTACCTGATGAAATGGCTGGAGCAATGGGAACCCTCACTGCTGCATCATTCCTTATTGGTTTGGTTGCTGTGACTCTTGTGGAGCGTTTCATCAGCGGTGAGTCCAATAAAGCCTTGGACCCTCAACGTCGTGAGTACGGTCCTGAAGGTCGAGAATTGGATTCGGAGGATAACCCATGAGCAATATGATTCCACAGCTTCGTGTTGAAAAGAGTGGGAACAAGAACAAGGATGATTTCCGAGTTCTTCTTGCTGGTGTTATTCTCTGCATTCTGATGATTTTCGGACATCGAACGTATCTTGGCTTGTACGATACCTTTATTGCAGAACGTCCATTCATCTCAGCCACTATTGAAGTGGTTCATGTAGTCTCAGAAGTGCAACCTCTGATCCTGTATGATGCTGATCCCAATCAGAATGTGAATGGTGTCTGGATAGCTTCTGTATATGCCGCAGATGGAACACGTCTGACTTCACGTCGTGGATATGGAAACTATCGAGTTTCTGATGATGTTCCTCGTTTTTGGGCATGGGAAGCATTCTTTGACAACGAACAGTCAGATCCACCTGCTATTCCAGAAGAACCTTTCTACATTTGCGTGCGATATGATGTGATGGCAAATGATACCCAAGTCACTGATTCTACAGATGACTTTTGCTCGAACATCTATGATCCAGCAAATCCAACTACGACTATCAGACAAATTCTATCAGATGGGATCATCAAATGACATACAACACGCGAGAGTATCAAGGTCGAGTGAACGGGATCATGGGTGGGTCCCGTTCTTACTGTTGATGGGATGTTGGGTCCAAAGACTCGTGAAGGCATTGCTCAAGCCATGAAAATCAAGGGAGTTCGAGATGCAAAGCAACTGTTCACTCGGGGAGTTCGTGGGATTGTGTGGCATTGGACTGCTGGTGCTCATGGCATTATTGACCTTGAACGTGATCACTACAATTGGCTGTTTGACCGTATGGGTAATGTATACGATGGCAATCACTCAGTACAGGATCAGGTCAATTACGATGTACGTTCCGGAGTGGGTGCGTCACATACCAAGTCTATGAATACTGGTTGGCTTGGTTTGTCTGTCGATGCTATGGCTGGAGCTATTGAATCACCTTTGAATTGGGGAACCAATCCTCTCACTTGGGAAGGCATTGATGCCATGCTCGATTGGACTATGGATCTCTGCAAGGAATATGACATTCCAGTATCACCATGGACGACTCTGAGTCATGCTGAAGTAGAACAGACTCTTGGTGTTCGTCAGCGTTTCAAATGGGACTACAAAGTTCTTCCCGGTGACACTCGTGCTCGTGATGCACGAAAGGTTGGGGATGAGCTTCGTAATCGAATGGTGAATCGACATGCAGCGTAATCTAATCATTCTTGCAGCAACAGTAGCCCTCCTTGGGGGGGCTTTTGCTTATGGGTATCACAAAGGTACGGTCAATCAGATTGAGAAATATGAAGAAGATCGTCTGGAACTTCAGAATGAACTTCTTGATTTGAATGAATCTCTTAGCGTAAGGAACGCCGAGATCCTTGAGACTGAATCGTGAAAAAGAGGGTTTGATCAATGAACTTGAGAACCAAGCACTTACTGCCGAAGGTTCTGCTGGCCCCGGTGTTGCTACTACTGGTGGGTTGCAGCGGCTGGAGCGCAGATGGGGTCCGAGTACAACCTCTCCCTGAGAATGTCTCAGCACCTTGTCCTCATCCTTCAGATGTCATTCGAGGCGTGAATGGTACTTCTGTTGGTTCAGATGAAATCCGTATGGGTCGTCTTGGCGATGCTCTGATTGAGTGTGGTCAAGAAAAAGATATTGCTGTACAGGGTTATGAACAACTCTCGAAAATCTTGAGGTGATCCCGATGCAAATGAATGACGAATATAAAATCCAGTCGGATAACCGTAACGAGAGTGCTTCCAACAAGGGTGTCGATCCAGACAACCTTGATGAAGTATTGGAAGAAACCCAGAAAGAAGAAGTCGTTGGTAACAAGCTGACTGAATGGGAAAAAGAACCGACTCTGGAAGATCTTCGTCAGGATCTGGAATTTGCTCGTCAAGAAACTGATGACCAAAAATCAAACGTCAGTGGTTGGCTCGATCTGCGAAATGCTACTGGTGCAGAAGCACCAAAGAAAGCCAAAGCAGGACGATCTGCTGTGCAGCCGAAACTTATTCGGAAGCACAATGAATGGCGTTACCCTGCTCTGACAGAGCCTTTTCTGAATACAGATCGTATGTTCCAAGTTCTCCCTCGGACTCATGAAGATGGTCCGAAGGCTGAACAGAACCAAGTTGTCCTGAACTGGCAGTGGGATACGAAGATCAACAAGGTGGACTTTATTGATCGGTACGTTCGTACTGCTGTCGATAAAGGTTCTGTGGTGGTTCGTGTTGGTTGGGAACAAGAGTATCGAACTGAAAAAGTTGAGACTACGAACTTCAATTATTTCCCGGTTCAAGATGAGCAAGAAGCTCAAATGATTCAATCAGCCATGCAGATGATGCAGGCTGAAGTTGCTGATTGGGAATCACTTCCTGAAAGTCTGAAAGCCTCTGCTGAAATGTCAGTAGAGATGCAACAGCTTGTGAAAGCTGAACCTGATGGTGTGATTGAAACCATTGAAGAACGTATGGTGAAAAATTGCCCATCGGTTCGAATCATCAATGTGGCAAACCTATTTGTGGATCCTTCATGTGAAGGTGAATGGGAAAAAGCCCAGTATATGATCTACACTTACGAAGCTACGCCTTCTGAATTGAAGGCGAAGAAAGACTATTACCAAAATCTGGATCAGGTGAATTGGGAATCTGCAAAGATTCAATCGAACCATGGCAACCCAGATCATGAAAGCAAAACGCCAAACAATGACATGCGTACTTCAGGTACTGGTTCTGCTGATAAGCAGAAGGTACTGGTCTATGAATACTGGGGTCTCTATGACATCTACAATAATGGTGTCATGGTTCCCATCGTTGTGACTTGGGTTGGTGAAACCATTATTGAAATGCGGGAAAACCCTTTCCCTGACAAGCGTCCTCCATTTGTCATCGTTCCATATATGCCGATTTTGAAGTCAGTTTTTGGTGAAGCTGATGCTTCGCTGCTTCAAGACAATCAGCGTATCATTGGTGCTGTGACTCGTGGTGTAATTGATCTCATGGGTCGATCTGCAAACGCACAGACTGGTTATGCTAAAGGTTTCCTTGATCCTGTGAACAAGCGTCGATTCACCAATGGTGAAGACTTTGAGTTCAACCCAAATGGTGATCCAAAAGCTAACATCCGTCAGATGGAATACCCTGAGATTCCTCGTTCTGCTCATGAAACGATTCAATGGCAGAATGCTGAAGCTGAAGCACTGACTGGTGTGAAGTCGTTCTCTGGGGGTATCACTGGAGATGCTTATGGTCGTGTGGCTACAGGTATTCGTGGTGCTTTGGATTCTGCTGCTCAACGTGAAATGAGTATCCTTCGTCGTTTGGCGAAAGGTATTCAAGACATCGGAATGAAAATGATTGCCATGAACGGTAAGTTCTTGAGCGAAAAGGAAATCATCCGAGTCACAAACCGTGAGTTTGTGGAAGTTTCTCGTGCAGAACTGGAAGGAAACTTCGATCTCAAAGTTGATATTTCGACTGCTTCAGTTGACGAACAGAAAGCCAATGATCTTGGTATGGTTCTGCAAACTGTTGGTCCGGATATGGATCCGAACCTGCGTAAGATCGTGCTGGGTAAAATCGCAGACCTCAAGCGTATGCCTGATCTGGCTGAACAAATCCGTTCGTACCAGCCTCAGCCTGATCCGCTGGAAGTTGCTCTGAAAGAAGCTGAACTTCAGAAAGCTCAAACCGAGATTGAACTCAATCAGGCTCGTGCTGAAGAAGCTCGTGCTCGTGCGGCTAAACTGCTGGAAGAAACTGATGAAATGATGTCTGGCATGAAGCATGAACGCGAAGTTGAGAAGATGGGTGCTCAAGCTGCTGGCAACCGGAGTCTGGAAGTTACCAAGGCTCTGCTGGCTGGAGAAACTCCTCCTCAAAACATCGAAGCTGCTGTTGGCTATAACAAGCTGACAGACATGGAGAATAACCGTCAGACCATGGCTCCTGTGAATATGCCTAAGCCAATTGCAACGGGTGCTGCTCCGGGAACTGGTCCTCAAGGTGCTCCTGCTTTGGGTTCTGGTTTCTCTGATCCTTCGATGGTTCCACCACAACTCTCTGGACAAAGACTTCCAATTGGTCCATTGAGCACTCAGTAAGACTGAAGGGAGCCTGAAAGTCAGGCTCCTAGTCAATTGCTGAGAGGAACCAAATGGATCTGTACAATGCGTCTATGGGAACCGAAGAACCTGAGTTCATTGAACTGACTCATGAGCAATATGAAGAAGCGAAACTTCATTTCGCTGACATCATTTCGAAGTATGAAGCTGCAAAGCGTCTGGCTGAGAATGATGATTTCAAGTTGCTGGTGATGACTGGTTACTTTGTTGACGAACCTCAGCGATATGCTGAACTGATGGCTTCTGGTCGTGTCACTGAAAAGACTTTCAATGATTGTGCCAAAAGCATTGGGGCTGTTGCTGAATTCCGGAACTACATGAAGAACATCATCGAACAAGGCAATATGGCCAAAGATGAACTTCTGAGTCTGGAAGAAGCTCGTGATCTTGCAATCAAAGCTGAAGCCGGGGAATAATTCCCGGCTTTTGCCACATCTACTGTAGCCCAATGATGGAGAATATCATGGCACCGAAAACCAAAGTCGATTTTGACAACATGAGTGATGAAGACTTTCTGAAGTTGGATGAGTCTGATTTTTCAGGTGATGCACCTGCTGGTCAATCAACCCTCACCAATGGAGTTCTCGATGAAGCAGTCCAAGTCTCGAATCATGACTCTGTTCCCCAAAGCACTGACGGTTCTGACACACCTCCTGACGGTGGTGAGTCTGATGAGTCCGACGATGATCCTGTTTCCGGCACCACTGTCGAGGAAGAAGAAGAAGGTGCTGAAGGTCAAAACCCCATGGGTGGTGAAGGCAAATCAGCAACCGAAGATGATACCTCGAAAGGTGATAAGCAGCCCGTTGCAAACGCCGAAGAAGAAGGGAAGGCTGACGACAAAGCCAAAACCGGAGACGATGGAGTAACCAAAGGTAAGGAAACACCTGCCAAAGCTGGGTACTACAAACTTCCGGATGGAATGGAGACTGCACAAGTTGATGAAGCCATTGGTTTCTTCAAACGTGTTACCACGCCTTTTAAGGCTGATGGAAAAGATTTCCATGTTCGTTCACCTGAAGATGCGATTCGACTCATGCAACAAGGCGTGAATTATTCACGTCGAATGCAAGAGATCAAACCAATGAAGCAACTGAATCGAATGCTTCAGGATCATGGTTTGGACAAAGCAGATCAACTGAACTTTCTCATTGATCTTTCGAAAGGTGACAAAGGTGCAATTACCCAGTTGCTAAAAAGTCACAAAATTGACCCAATGGATCTTGATATCGAAAAAGATTCGGGTTATCAGGCAAAGAACTATCAGGGCAACCCACAGGATAATGACTTCCGGGATGCGTTGGACATGGCATTGACTACTCCTGAGGGACAGGCGCTGGTCAGCCACATTCATCGTGACTGGGATCCAAAGTCCAAAGCCCGTCTCCGCGAAGATCCGAGTCTTATCGGCACTCTTCAAGGCTTCAAGGCGAGTGGGGTGTACGATAAGGTAGTTGAAGAATTGAGATACCAACAATCTCTTGGATACTTGCAAGGAGTCCCCTTCCTTCAGGCATTTGATCAGGTTGGTGAGGCGATGAAAAACGCTGGTGTTTTCAATTCTGTGAATCCCGCTAAAGGTGGAACTCAGATGGCCCCCATTCGTGGTGTCCAACCTCAGAGTGAACCGCTTGCATCGGGAGCGAGGAAGCCGCAGGCAACGAAGAAACCTGCTGCCAATCCACATCTTTCTTCGACTCCTCCTTCGAAACAAACGGGTAACACAGGAAAACCTGCCGTTGATTTCGATAAATTGTCGGATGAGGACTTTGCAAAACTCCCTCCTCCCGAATGATGAGAAACTCTGAGACTGAAAGGAAAAAACCATGACTCAGATTTACAATGCACCGAAAGTGGGTGATCCGGGTTCAGGCCAATCTTCGATTGGTCCCCAGTTCAATACCCATTACTGGGATCGAAAGTCCCTGATGGATGCTGCCGAAGAGATGTATTTCTCTCCGCTGGCTGACGCCAAGTCCATGCCGAAAAACTTCGGTAAGGAACTGAAAGTGTTCTACTACGTCCCGCTGCTGGATGATCTGAACGTGAACGACCAAGGTATCGACGCCAATGGTGTGGCTCGTGTCCCCGGTACTTTCACTGTCACCTATCCTGTGACGGGTGTTCGTGTTGCGAACGTTTCGAAAGCTGCTGCGGTTGCTGCCATTAACAATAACGTCAACTCGGCAACGGGTACGGCTGAAGTTGTGGCAACTGCTGGTGCTGATGGTTCAGGTGGTACGGGTCTGGCTCTGATTACGCTGACTGACAGTGTGGTTCACTATGCCAACGAAGCCGATGCTAATGCTGCTATCACTGCTGCTGGTGCAGGTGTGAAGCAGGAGAACAACGGTTCGCTGTATGGTGGTTCGCGTGACGTTGGTACGATTCTGGGCAAGATGCCGACGCTCACTGAGCAAGGTGGTCGTGTGAACCGTGTGGGCTTTACCCGTCTGGAACGGAAGGGTGAAATCCAAGAGCACGGCTTCTTCATGGAGTGGACTGAAGACTCGCTGATGTTCGATACGGACTCGGAGCTTTACGGGCATCTGTCTCGTGAAATGCTGCGTGGTGCGAACGAGATCTATGAGGATCTGCTTCAGGCTGACCTTCTGAACGCGGCTGACGTGAAGATCTATCCGGGTGTGGCTACTTCTATCGCCACTATCTCGGGTGCTTCTGGTGCAGTCACGGCTCTGGATGTTGGCGATCTGAAGCGTCTGTCGGTCATCCTTGATGACAACCGGACGCCCAAGAAGACCACGATCATCAAGGGTAGCCGCATGACGGATACTCGTGTGATCTCGGCTTCGCGTATCGCTTACATTGGTTCGGAACTCCAGATCATGATCAGTGACTGGGCTGATTTCGTGCCAGTTGAGAAGTATGCGGATGCTGCAACCATCATGAATGGTGAGATCGGTGCTATCCCGACTGCTCACCTCCGGATCGTTGTAGTTCCGCAGATGATGCGTTGGCAGGGTGTTGGTGCTCCTGAAGGCACCAATGGTGGTTATCAGGCAACTGGTGGTCGCTATGACGTTGCTCCGCTTCTGGTCATCGGTAACGAAGCGTTTGCTACGATTGGTCTGCAAGGCATGACTGGTACGGGCAAAGCGAAGTTCCGTATCATCGTGAAGAAGCCGGGTGAGTCCACTGCTGACCGGACTGACCCATACGGCAAGATCGGGTTCTCCTCGATCAAGTTCTTCTACGGCTTTATCAAGCTGCGTGGGGAACGTATGGCCGTGGCTTACAGCCCCATCCCTGAGTGATCTCAGGACAATAAGTAAGGAGAGGGGGGCTTCGGCCTCCCTTTTCATTTCTTGTGTTGGTTTTTAGGCTGTGTTAAGCGAACAACACCATGGTAACTCAAAAGGATAAACCCAATGGATGATGTCACCAAAAAAACCCCCGAAGAACTGCTGGCTCTTGTTGAATCGACTGAAGACAAAGAAGTGCTTCGGTTTGTGGCCAATGAACTGGAAGTTCCATTCTCCGGTAATACTGGTGTCGGCACTCTGAAAGAGAAGCTGATTCCGATTCTGCTGGAAAAGGTTGATAATCAACCTACGACTGATCCCGATGAAGACGACGAACAAACGGATCCAATTCTGATGGCTGCACTGGCTGCCAAGCAGAGTGAACCAAAAACAGAACCTTCGAAAACGAAGAAGTCTGTGCTGGATCTTCCTCGTACTGCACAAGCAGAACTGAATCCTTCAACTCCCGGTCTGACTGAAGTTGAAAAGCGTGCTATCGTTCGTGCAAAGGCAATGCGACTGCATCGTGTTCGAGTTCACAATCTTGATCCTCAAGACTCTGCTGTTCCCGGTGCTATCAAGACCGTGTACAACAAGTATTGTGGCAAGGTGTCGAAGTACATTCCGTATGGTGAAGAGAATGAATATGGCTACCATATTCCTGAGATCCTGCTGAATGCTCTTCGTGAAGAGAAGTACACGATGCGGAAAGAAGTGAAGCAACGTGGACAAGTATCGAGTTTTGGTGTGAAGCAATACAAAACTGTTCTCATGCCCAAGTTCAACATCGAGATGCTGCCTCCTCTGACGAAAGAAGAGATTGCAGGTCTTGCTCAAGATCAGAAGGCTCGTGGGGCTATCGACGCTCACGAGTAATTGGTCTATACCGGGGTGAAGTAAAAAGGAGAGAGCAATGTCCAATGAATTCGTAAACTCTGACAATTCGTCTGGATTGGCGAACAGTCTGTTCACTGCTCTTACGACGGGGGTGAATATTCCCCCGTCTCCTGACTTTACTGATCCGAAGTACAACTTCACCCCGGATACCACCTCTGCTCTGTATCAGAATGTCATTGGTGCTACGATTGCTGAAGTGACTCTAGGGGATAAAACCCTTGGAGGTACAGGTGCATTTGACGTGTTCATGACTGCCATGGACAAGCACCTTGAGCGCGAATTCAAAGGGAATCGAATTACTGGTTCTCAGTATGCTGAAGTCTATACTGCTGTAGCCAATCAAGTCATGGCTCAAGCTGTTGGTTTCACTCTTCAAAAAGACCAAGCTCGTTGGCAGGCTATCACTGCACAGATGCAGGCTCGTATTGCTGAGATTCAGGCAACTGAAGCTCTGATTCGTCTTGAGCAAACCAAGATTGAAGCTGCGAATGCCAACTTCCAATTGAATCTCACGGCTGCTCAATATGCTCTTACAAAGATGCAAATTGCGACAGAAGAGGCAAACCATGATGCAGTTACTGCTGATGTCGCTATCAAGCAGTTCCAGCGGAATTATCAGCAACCTGCTGATCTGGCTATCACGCATTACGAACGTACTGCTGTGATGCCGTCTACGGTGGCTATGAACAATGTGCAGGTGGATCGTATCCTTCCTGCTCAAGCAGCTATTGCTGAGTTCCAGAACCGTGTTCTTCAGCCTCTGGAAGAAGATATCCAGAAGCTGCAACGTGATCGGATTATTCCGACTCAGGCTGACATGGAAGATTTCAAGCGTGATATGCTGCAACCAGTTGAACTGGCACAGCAGCAGCACATTCTGAACCAGCGTCAACCTGCTGAAACTGACCTTATTCGAGAGCAGATCGAAACTCAGCGTGCAAACACTCTGGATACTCGTCGTGATGGTCTCACTCCAGTTTCTGGTGTGGTTGGTCTTCAGAAGCGTAACCTTACGTCTGATGCCAACATCAAAGACTACAACCTCAACAACACTCTGCCTCGTCAGCTTCAGTTGCTGGGTGAACAGATTACTCTGACCATTGAACAGTCAGAAGCTGAACGGTCGAAAACTCTCGATACTCGTTCAGATGGTTCGACTGTTGAAGGTTCGGTTGGAAAACAGAAAGACCTGTACGATCAGCAGATCGACAGCTTCATCAAGGATGCACAGCACAAAGTGGCAAAGATGTTCTCTGATGCTTGGGTCACTCAGAAAACTCTGGATGAAGGGCTTATTGCTCCAAGTCAGTTCACCAACAATGAGATCAACGAAGTCCTTCTGGCAGTGCGTCAGAACAATAGCCTTGGAAGCTAAGTATGGGCCTCTTCTCATCTAAGAAGATCATCAACGTCTCCAGCACATTGTATAACATGGCTGGAGACGAAAATGATCGTCCAGACTTCATCAAAGGTACTTTGTTTGGTTCGGTTATTTCCAATAACCCGAGCCTAGCTGACGATATTCGCACGTCTCTCTTTGAGGGACCGGGGATGAAACAACGTCAGTTTTTTCGGTATGCTGATCGAAACAATATTCCGGGAATGGTCACTACATCCATTGTCAACAACGTCTCTTTGGATGCTTTGGTTGTTGGTGGACAGATTCCTCCTTCTCCAGTTCCTCCAGCACCTGCTGGACTCAATCTGACTGTCTTCAGTTCAGAAATTTCTGATGGAGACTTTCAGCCTTGGATTGAGAAATGGGTTCTGATGAACCATCCAATTCGCAATAGTGAAAGCTGGTTGGGTGAATATGATCCTGTGACGAATACATTCTCGGTGGAATTCCCCAATAACGATTTCTTTTCTTGGCTCAATGACGGGACATTTGGTCCTGTTTTTTCGTCTACCAAAAGGTATGTCATTGCCAAATACATTGAGTATCTGGACAATTCTGAATCTGCTGTGGTGGAAGGAACTCCGACAACGAATGTTCTGGTAATTCCTGATCTCACTAGTTTCACTCAAGATTCCAACACTGGGACATTTACCCCAGTTACTCTGCAACGTACTCGTACTACGGTGTGGCGCTATAACAATGGTGATCCAGATCAAACAATTGAAAATGCTGTAGATGCAGATGTTGCTGGGCAATTGAGTACAGCCCAAGAAGTCTGGTCTCGTGAAGTGATTGTCCAACAAAATGGAATTACCCTTCAGGGTGAAAGGCAGATTTGGAATCTGACTGGAACTGATACGATTGCCAATGACTATGTGAATGTCGTGGTGACTCAGACTGATCTGGGTGGAGGTGTCATTCGAACTGAAACAGCAACCACCACAGGAGAAAGAGTCCTGTCGTCGTGGACGACACGATACGACACACAGGATCTTTTCTATGGTGAGCAGTATGGTCCTGAACAGATCTTCATCTATGAGGTGGGGACTGGAAATGCTGTTCTTGATGCCTTGGTTTCAGAAGCTGATGCTTCTGGTTTCCAAGAGTTTTTTCCCTTCATGCCTATCCGGATCAACAACGTTTCGATCACGGAACCACAGTATGAAGATGCGTACAACGCTACAAAGAAGGCATATCGTCGAGCATACCAAGGCAAGAACTTCGACAATCTGATTACCTCAGTTGAAGAGAATCCTTCAATTAATGACATCGACTATGCCTATCTATGTTTTGGAGCTTCTCTCAATGTGAAAGAGAATGCCTGTAAGAAGTATATCTTCAATTTCTTGGAGAAGATGATTCCATTTCAGAGTGGTGGTTCTGGAAATGTGATGACCAATTTTCAAGCTGAAGTGGCTGCCTACAATGCGGCTCTTCAGAAACTTGAAGATTGGGAGAACACAAATTGGGAACAGCAGAATGTCTATACGTGGCAGACCATTCCGCCCCGTCCTGAACTACCAACGATTTCTCCTCCTCCTACGAATACAATTCGTCTGAGGGATAGTACCTTTGGTTTTGATTATAGAGTGTCTTGGGTCCATATCGAGATCGAGCAATTTGCTGGGACTTACGATACTGACCCTAATACTGCTGGAACTCAGGCTCCTAAAGTAGATGATGTGATGCTTGCGAATGGTCCAAGTTTTTCTTGGAGTGTTCGTGAAGGGTTCAACATCTATGATGGGGAACAGTTTGCCAACATGGTGAGTAACTCAATTCCGTCGATGTACATCTATTGGCAGGTATCAGCCAATTCCTATCGTCGTATAACGGTTTGGGGATTGGTTTCTAAAAATTACATCTATGGTGGTAAAGCCGTAAAGATCACGTCATCCGAAGCTCTGGCAGATAATGAAGAGTCGGGTTTTCTGATTCCTCTGCATTACCCAACGATGTCTGAAATGAACATCGTGGATTATACACAGATGGCGACAGCCAATGCTCACATTCTTTTCAACAGCTACACTGTCACCAAACAACGTTGGTATCAAAGGGGTATTTTCAAAATCCTGCTGGTCACTCTGGTTATTGTGATTGCAGTCATTATCTTTCCCGGTGCTTTTGCAGCAGGTGGTGGTGTTCTTGGTCAATACCTAGCAGTAGGGGCTGCACTAGGTTTAACAGGTACGGCTGCCTTGGTTGCTGGAGTGGTGGCTAACTATATCGCATCCATCATTATCTCAGAGATTCTGAAGGTTGTTGGTACGGCTCTCTTTGGTGAAAAGTGGGGTGCTTTGTTTGCTGCTATTGCAGGTTTTGCTTTTGGTGCAGCTATGTCTGGGGTCAAGATCTTCAGTGCTGAAGGTCTTTTGGGTCTGGGTAATGCTCTTGCCAATGGTTATGCTGGCTGGGTGCAAGGCGATATCAATGAAATGAAGGGAGATCTTGAAGAAGACGGCAACGCTTACGAAGAGCGTATGAAGTATATTCAGGATCTTATTGATGGGTTGGGCGGAAACGATTTGAATTTCAATCCGCTTTTCCTTACAGAATGGGGACGAGGCAATGCACGAGGTGGCAGTAGAGGCTATATGCCTGAAACTGCTGACGAGTACATCCGCAGGACCACAATGACTGGAAGTGACATTGTGGAATTGACCCATTCAATGGTATACGACTATGTGGATGTAGCCAAAACATTGCCGAGGAACTAAACATGACAGCACTATCTTGGGGAAATACGCTTGGCGATGCCACCGTAAACGGCTCTCAAATGAGTGCCATGGGAAGTGGTGCGCTTGATTATTCGATTGGAACTCCGACTGGTGGAACTGGGACTGGTGTCTCAAGTGTCACTGTTCAATCACCCACTGTTCCGGGTACAACTGGTGTTGGTGCTCAACAGGGTAGTGGTCCGGGCTTCTGGTCAAAGGATGGTGGGGCTGGTTTGGTTCTGGGTGGTGTGCAGGTTCTTGGAAACCTGTGGTATATTTATCAAGCTCACAAGATGGCCAAAGAACAAATGTCCTTTGCTCGTGAGCAATGGGATACCAACCTTGCCAACCAAACCCAAACCTACAATACCGCTCTCGAAGATCGAATTCGATCTCGTCACTTTACTGAAGGCAAAGGCTCAGGTGAAACTGATGCTTACCTTTCTGAACACTCACTCTGAGGGAGTAACCTGATATGGCTGATCCTCGTCTTGCATGGCGGCAACTATCAGTTGCTACTCCCAATGTGTCTGGTCTACTGGCAGAAGCTCGTGGCGGTATCAATGATGCTGCTGAAGCGGCTCAAGGTATTCTTGGCCAATACGCTGAAGGTCCAACTCGAAAAGCTGATGCTGAAGTTGCAAACGAACTTGCTGCTCTGGATACGCAGGAAGAGATCGACGCTTACTTTGCCAATGGTGGTCTTGCTGGTCGTCCAGTTTCTGATGCCATGCTTCAAAGCCTGATGGGTCGTCAGGGTGATGTTGTTGGTTTTGACAGCACTCGTGCAGGTACTCGGAGTACCAATGCAAATGCTGATCGTACTGTTGCTTCAATTGGTTGGGGCAATGATGCAAACTCTCGGGCAAATGCTGGTGAAGCTCGTGTGGCTACTAAATGGGGTCATGGACAAGCTCAAGATGCTTGGCTTCGTAACAATGCTGGTGGATTTTTGGATGCTGAACGAGGTGCTCTTACTGGAGGCACTGCGTTCTCTGCTCACATTGACCGCACTGAAAGTGGTGGTGGTGCTGACCAATATGATACTCTTTTTGGTCATCGTAACCGACAGAATGGTGTACGAGTCTCATCTATGACTATTGGTGAAGCTGGTCGCTTTGCTTCTCCAAGTGGTGAATATGGTCAGTCTGTGAATTCTGAGATTGGTCGAGTTGCTACACCAATGGGTAAGTTTCAGATTGTTGGTTCTACTCTTCGTGGTCTTCAAGAAGATCTGGGCCTTCCTGATGATGTACCATTCTCTCCGGCTGTACAGGAACAACTTGGTCTGTATCTGGCTCAACAGCGTGTCCTTGGTCCTCGGACTCGGGACGCTCAACGTGCTGGTCTTCGTGCTGAATGGGAAGGTTTCAAGAACGTCTCTGATGCAGAACTGGATGTCATGATTGATGAAATCCGTTCTATGCCTCCAGTGAATCGAGATACCATTCTTGCTGCTGCTTCTGGTTCAGCACCTCAAGGTCCAGCACAAGCACCACAAGGTGGTCCACGCCAAACCACACAAACAGGTTTTGGTGGTGATGCTTGGGCTTCTCAAATGGCAGCTTCAGGTCTGTTCCGTCCTGATGAGGTTCTGGGTCGAGTTGCTCCTCTTCGGGATGCAGGTACTCGTGGTGATGAACTCATTGCTGGTGAACGTACTCAGCTTCAGAATGACATGCTGGCAGGTATCACTGAAAGCGTTGTGAACTCACCTGATGCAATCAGTGGTGCAGAAGCTGAAAACCTGATTCGTGAAATGCTCATCGAAACTGGTGAATTCAGCCAAGCTGAAGCTCTTGCTGCTGCACGTCGTGGTGCTGAAATGATTGGTCAATCTGAAGGTCTTACTTCAGATCTGACTGGTGGTGCATTGGATGCAGGAATTACAGGAGCCATTGAAGCGGCTGCTGCAAATACTGTGGCTGATGCTAATCGTCAATTCCGTGGTCAAGATCAGTATCGTGCTCTGAACGATATTGGTCGGTATGCTGAAGACCCAACTACCAATCTGGAAACAGATCTGGGTCTTCCGACTGATCCTGAAAGTCGTGGTGATTATGATTCGAATACTCTTCGAAACTACATCAACACATTGGCTGATCAGTATAATGTCGAACCTGCTGTGATGGCAGTGGCAATGCGTGATGCCTTCATTCGAGATCCGGGTGATAATGGTCGGTGGTGGAATGTTGACTTGACTCGAAATACGATTGAAAATCGCTTTAATCAGGACATCATTGCCCAAACCATCCAACAACTTACTCCTGAACGTCGTCGAGAGTTTGATCGTGGTCAGGCGGATCTGAGTATTATTGAATCACAGCTTGAACAGAATGCTGGTCAACAGCGTCAGATCCTGTCTCGTCTGAATAAGCTGAATCCAAATGATCCTAATGATGAACGTCAACGGGAACAGCTTCTGACTCGCCTACAACAACTGGAACAGGCTGCGTCTGATCTTTCTCGTCAAAGTACGACTGAGGGTCGCTAAACCTCTTGATCGTCAACAGGCATTATGACACTAAGGATGTACTCACAAATCCTTCCGAGGTGTCATAATGTCTGAACGCGACGAACTCCTTGCATCTGAAATGATTGCTGCCCGTCTCCGTGATCCTAACTTTCAGGATACCGCTGCTGTCGCTCGGACTCGAAACACTGGTTTCAGTGACGAACTCATCCAAGATATGGCCAATATGAATGATGTGGAGATCCGTGCAAAGTACGGTGATCCTGCATATCGTGCTGCCATGCGGATGGGTGAAGGAAGTGCTCGGATTGACCGTATTGATCGTGGTGAACGCTCAACTGGTGAGATTATTTCTGACAGTGCTACAGGAGCGGCTGGTGCTGCTTATCGTACCTTTGGCAACCTTGCTGGTATTGGTGCTGGTTACATGGTCGATTGGATGACTGATGGGGCTATTCCTCGTGAGCAAGCCACTGCTGATATCCTGAGTGAGCATAATCGGAATGTGGAAGGTTTTCTTCAAAACAACCTGACTACTCAGCTTCAAGATCGTACTCGTCTGTTCCAGATTGAAGGTGAACTGGACAAGATGGATAATCAAGCCGTCTATGAACGTGAAGTTCAAGAAGGTGCTGATCCTTTTATGGCTGGTCTTCGTCGTGAAGGACGTAACGCTGTCGAGTCTGCTGAACGAGCATGGAACAGTCCTGATGTGACTGGACAGATCATCTCTGAAGGTATTGGTGATCTGGCTCTGTCAGTGCCTCTGGCTGGTGCAGGTGGTCTTATTGCCAAAGGTGCTACGACTGCTCTGGTCCGTAATACTGTGGCTCAACGTGCAGCACAGGCTGCTGGTATTTCTGCTGGTGCAGCGACTACGGAAGTTGCTGGTGTCTATGCTGAGACCGTCAATGACGTGATGTCGATTCCTCTGGAACGTCTGGGTGTAACTTCCAGCCTCTACAATGAGCTTTTGAGTGAAGGGTTCACTCCTGAGAATGCTCGTCTTCAGCTTGCTGGCATGGCTGCTGAAACTGCTGCTATTCGTCAGATTGCACCTTCTCTTGCTCTTGGTTTCATCACATCTCGCTTTGAAGCGATGCCTATCGGAAGTTTCCGTGGAGTTGGCGTGACCAAAGGTCTTCTGTCGATTGCTGGTGAAGGTATCGAAGAAGCTGGCCAAGGTGCATCTGGAACCATCAATCGAAATATGTCGGTTGAAGAGTATGCTCAAATTGGTCGTGGTGCTCTTGAAGGAGTGGGCGAAGAAGCTGCTTTGGGTGCCATTGCAGGTATGGGTGTGGCTGGTGTGATGGCTACTCCTGCTTCTGTGCGTGGTTCAGCCCAGACTGCGGTTGAGGCTGCTAATGCTCTGTTCTCAGAGACAACCTATAACGATTCTCTGCGTCAGGATATCATGGGTGGTTCTGTGGCTTCTCGTGCTGCTCAGACTGTAGCCGATGTAACTCGTCCTGTTCGTGAAGCCGCTGCAACTGCTGTATCTGCTGGTGCGACTCAAGCTGCCAATCTTGCTGGTCGAGTGGGACAAGAGATTGTGGAATACACAAATCGTCCAACTGACAAGGAAGTGGTGGAGTCTGTACAAGCCACTGTGAATGCTTCGGAATCTCTTCGTGATGTGGCTGCCAAAGGGCAACTGCGTGATAACATTCAAATTGCTTTCGATACTCCTGATGTGGAAGTCCCATCTGAAGGTCTGGCAGATGTTGCTGGTGGTTCACGCAACGTCTTTGACAACGTAACTGGTATCGTTGCCAAGATGGGATCGAAAGGGTTCAAAGCTACTGATGCAGACATTGCGTATGCTGCTGCTCAGTTTCAGAAACTTCAGGGTATGATTACAAGTCTGCCTAAAGAGGCTCAAAAGGAATTTGGAAAGGTGCTGTCTTCGAAGATGGTTCAGAATGTAGTGACCAAAGCTACAACTCTGGATCTGAACAAAGAAGGTGCTCCTACGGATATCCAGACTGTTCGTAATGTTGCGAAGGTCAATCCTACGGCTGTAAATCCTGACGCTACTGATCTCATTCTTGAGCAATCAGGTGAACAGATTTCACCTGAAGATACGAAGCTGATGAAAGCTGCTTCGAAACTGGCTCGTATTGTGAACCGGAATGTGGAAGCCAAGGTTCAAATTTCTCGAACAGAAAACGTCAATCTTACTGCTTCTGGCCGACCGGCTGGGAAGGAGAAAACCATCACCGATGTTTCCCGTCAGATCTATGCTGATGGCATGGTATCTGAGGGTGGTAAGAAACTGCGGTCAATCAACGATTTTGTCCGAGAGATTTTCACTGGTATCCAGTCCCCTGAAGGGACCGTCATCAACCAACAAGGACGAGTCCAGTCTGTCACTGATGTCATGAAAGACATGCAGAACTTTGCACAGCACATGGTGAACAAGGTGCAGGCTCTGAATGAGTCTCTTGCTGATGGTTACACATCTCCAGATGGGAAACGTGGCGGTCGTCTGAAGAACTTTGACAGTCCTATTCGTGGTGTACGTCGTGAGGGTGTTCGGTATTCACCGAGCAATCCCAATAGTGTTGCATTCGCACAACAGGTTGCTGAAGACCAGAATGCTGTGGTCGATGCTTTCAACACGCTGCGTGAAGAATTCCCTGAAGTCTTTGGTTCATTCCCGAAAATGGAGAAGGTTGTGTTGGCGAAGCCTGATACCCAACCAACGGGTATCGAGGAGGAAGTTTCGCCAGAAACTTCTGACGAGCAGAACCAACAGACAAACCAAGAAACTCAAACCCCAACGGCTGACGACGAGGTTTCGTCAGAAACCGAGGAGCAGAACCAGACTACAGAAGAAGACCTGAATATCAGCACTGATACCGGGTTCATCACTGATGAACAGGATAATGTGATGGTCTTCTATCATGGGACTGGTGGGGTTGAGTTTGATCAGTTTGCTGATTCTCGTGATGGGATCTTCCTGACTACTCGTAAAGGTCAGGGACGTGAGTATGCTATTGGTAAATCGAATCCACGACTAATGTCTGTGAATGTTCGTGCCACCAATCCTCTGCTGGTTGAGACTGATGATCCTCAAAACCAATGGCTGACGAAACGTGGTCAACTGGAGATGGATTACAAAGCTGGTAATCATGATGCGATCATTCTGTCTGATGGGACAGATGCGATTGTGATCGTGTTCAATGGTGATCAGATTGCTATCGTGAACCAGAATATTGATGCTCGTCCAACGGTTGTCGAGGAGGTTTCTGCGCCAGCAGAAACCGATGAGACAAAAACAAATGAGTCCATGGTTTATTGGAATGGTATCGGACTGTTTCTTAGTATCTTTGATACTATTAAAGAGGGTGGATTTATTGTTCGGGAAGTGTCTCCAAATGCTGGTATGTTTGAATTTGGATATGTAACTGCTTCTGGGAAAAGAATTGCAGGAACTTTCGAATACAATGAGTATGAAAACTTTATTGATAATTTTGTTGTTACTTCTGAAAAAGGACCAAATAATGTCGGCATGAAACAAATGAGGTTTCTTGCGGGAAAAATTCTTAAAGAGTTTCCAAATGCAGTTGGTGTGGCTGGTTTTCGCCAATCAGGTGCTCGTGCTTCTGATCAAAGCGAAGGTGTGGAAATCATCTTTGATCTTGTCGATGGACGTTTGATTCTGAGGAATACAAAATCAGATACCTCTCCAACGGCTGTCGAAGAGGAAAGTAATTCCGAAAGAGGAACGGACGAAGAAAGAGCGCAAGCGACTTCTGAGACCGAGACGAATGAGGAAATAGTTTCCGATGAGCCTATCCCTTCAGGAACCAAATGGGATGATATTGTTGCTCAGATGACGGAAGCTGAAAAAGCTCGTATGCGGGAAACTGTCCGTGAACGTCTGGGTAATGCTCGTTCATTCATCAAGGCAACGATGCCTACGATGAACAAGTATGTGAAGCAAATCCGTATTGTTCCGATTCGGGTTGCTGGGCTTGGTCATGCTTTCTTTGCAGACCAAACCATTCACATTCGAGAAGATGGGTTCAATCCTGATGGGACTCTCAATGCTCTGGGGAAAGCTATCCTCGTACATGAGACTGGCCATTTGGTTGATAATCATGCCAATCCTGTTGGTCGTCCCTACTCATCTGCTCGGATGTTCTACAAAAGTGGGAAAATCTACAATGAAATGAATGCTCTGCGTGGTAAGATGAGTGGGTTCTTTAACAATCGGTTGGAGTATGCTTTTACTCGGAACACTCCTGAAAAGATTGCTTCTGAACTCTTCGCAGTGGCTACGGAAATGGCTTTCTCTACTGAAGAATTCAGTGGAGATCTTGGAAACACTGCTGCCTTTATGGAGGAAGTTTATGGCGATCTCATCCGAACCGAAACAACTGGAACTACCACTGAAGTATCCAGCGAAGAAACTCAATCATCCGACGGAGAGCGAAACTCCGGAGGATCTCAGGGAGCAGACACCGCCTCCGTATCCGGATCCTCTCGGAAGGTAACGGCTCTTTTCAACAAGAGTTTTGTACCTCGAAATGGTGATCCTGTGATTACCAGTCTGGATGATCTCATGCAGAAGTTTGGTTCTGAGTTCAAAATGAACCGTGAGTACCTGACGATCATGAATGAAATTCTGCCTGACTTTGTACAGCGGATGAATGCTCGTCTGAAAATGCGTGTGAAAGATGGTCAGATTACGAAGACCATTGCACAGCACATTAAAGATGGTCGTGTTGAGTTTCGAAAGTTCAAAGCTGGTGCTTTGATGAATCCGGAAACTGAACAATATGATCCTGACATGCTGAACCTTGCGGTTCTGGCAGTGATGGATTTTATCTCGACTGCTGCTGCGTCTGATCCTCGGAAACTGGATGATACTCTGGAGAAAATGGGGCTGAACAAACTGGATCTGACCGAAGAAGGTATGAACAAGATCCTGTTTGGTATTCCGCCAAGTCAGCTATCTGACACAATTGCTGATGATTTGAAGCGTCTGTGGCACATCAAAGAGAATGAAGAAGCAAGCGTTGATGATCTGGAAGGTGTAACTCATGGTTTCGCCAAAGAGATCCTGACGGTTCTTGCTGAGATGGACATCATCGACATCGACACGGTGAAACTTACCAGTGAAGCAAATCAACAAGATGCTGCTACCATTCTGGTAAACACTGAAAAGATGTCAGACTATCAGAAGCGTATTGCTGGAGCCAAAGGTGAAGGTATCTCGAACACTGTTCGGGAAACAATCTTCAATGAATCTCGTGAGTCTTATAGCATTGGTTCAAAGATCCCTACCGTGTCAGTCCGTAAAGGACGTGGCACAGGGATTATGTCGGCTCTGGAGCGTATGGCTGTTCGTCGTATGCAGGATATCCCTCATCGTCTTCAGATGGGCCGTGCAAGGCTGCTGGAAGCAATTGGTGAAGATAACCTTGCTACGATGCTTGGATATCGTGATCCTGCGTCTGTGACTCATCCTGTGCTAAAGCGTTCAGTTCTGGGTAAGAATGCTTCTGTTCGTCGTGATCTGATTGAAGTGACTGATCTGATCAATGGGATGATGGAACAACAAGCCTCTGAAGTTTTCTTCCCTGTCGGTGTGACCAAAGTTGGTCGTCATCAGATGCAAGGTCCGAACCCTCAGAACAACAAGCTGATGCGGTATGTGGTGGCACCTCAGCGGTCTGTGCTGTCTACGACTGATGCTGATGATATTCAGGCTCTGTGGCTTGGTGTTCTTCAGCAAGCTGATATGTACAAAGCTGAGAAGAAAGACCGGGAAGATGATTTCCGTGCTGCTCAAGAAGCCTTTGCAGACAAGTATGGTCCTGCGGTTCAGATGGTCAAAAATCTGATGACCACTGGTGAGTTCGACTCAGATGCTTTCTTGACTGAAGTGGGTCAGGTGGAACCTGCTGTGCTGGCTGCTATTGAAGCGATTGCTGGTTTTGAACTGGCTGTGGCCAATGGTGAAGCAACCTTTGAGACTGCTCTGAGCTTTGAGCTTGATGGTCTAACCAATGGTGCTGCCAACATGATGATCAACTTTGGTCATGGTTTGATGACTCCTGAAGACTGGGGCAACTTCAAACGTGTGGGTTACTTCCTTGGAACCACGGCAATGACCGTGAACAAGTTCTTCAAGAATAAGGAAAAAGACCTTTATGAGATGGTCTCCCAATTGGGTGATCAGATGATGACTGGTGATCTGAAGTTCCTGAAGCCTTGGCAACAAGAGCAACGGAAAGCTGCTGGTCGTCTGGCCTCAGCCTTTGGTAACTTTGAAATGCTGCCGAATGGTGATTTCAAGATGACCCGTAACACTGCTAAGAATCCTATGACCAAAGTGAACTATGGTTCTGGTGTTCAAGGCGTGGCTATTGGTGTGGCTGATGACATGCTGTTGGAGTTCTATGAGAAACTCCAGACTATACCAGAAAATGCTGACTGGGATACCTATTACTATCCGGGTGTTGTGAAAGACATGGAAACTCTTGGTCTGAAGCTGCCTAACAGCTTTGACAAGAATTTTGTGTTCTCGAATGATCAAGTGGAAGCATTCCGGAAAGCCATTCAGTTTACAGTTGGTAAGGTTCTGACGAATGCTACTCGTCAGGTTCTAGGCCATCGAATTGAACAACTGAATGATATGCTGGTTCTGTCTACAAACATTCAGTCCGAGTATCTTCAGAAACTGTTTGATCGTGAGATCAATGCTCTGGCTGAAAAGCTGGCTCGTGAAGGTGTGATCAAACGGAACAAAAAAGGTGAACCCAACAAAGGAGAGATTCCTCGGAAATACTTCAAGGAATTGGAAGACCGTCTGAGTCAGATGGGAGCAATCTTCGTGTCTGATGAACAGACTTTGGCTGTGGGTGGTTTCGATAAGAAACTTACTGATCTTCGTCTGTCTTCAAACTTTGATGAAAAGCTGGTTACTCCTGCTCGTATGCGTCGTCCTGATGACGTTGGAGTTCGTGCTCTACCATTTGCAGTGATTGGTACTGGGGATGCCATGATGATGAACCTCATCTTTGGTGCTGATAATGCACCGAATGATGTTCTTCCGGTGTTCGATGGTATCGACGTTCCGGTTTCCAAGATCAAACAGTATGCTCCTCAGATCAATGAGGCTGTATTGAAGTCTTGGGATCGAGATGTTCTGGGCATGGCTGTACAGAACTTCGAAGGTTTTATGTCCAACAATTTGGAAGCTGACATCCTGAATGATGTCTGGGCTGAACTGATGACGGACAACAAAAAAGAGTCCTTGCAATTCTTCCAAGGTCCGGAAGATTTGCAAGCTGAAATGACCAAGCGACTGAAAGAGAATCGTGCTCGAAAGAAAGTCTTCCGGCAGATGGCTGTATCTGTCGATCAGATGGGCGGTTCAGATGTTGGTTTCACTCGTGATGGTGAGTCGTGGACTCTTTCTGAAGTGAACCATCGGATTGAGAAAGAGATCAACAATGACACGAAACCAAAGGATGTGAAGAAACCTGTGGAGTTTACCATTGCAAAGGCTCTACTGGATAACATGCGTAACCTGACTCCTGATCAGAAAAAGGCTGTGGAAATCCTCAAGCCTTTGATGGGAGATGTTCGTGTGATCTTCGGTACTCTGGATCAGTTGAATGAATATCGTCAACAGAACTTCCCTGATGATGGTGCAGTGCTGAAAGCTCCTTCGAACTATGACTTCAAGAACAATGTCATGTTCATGAGCATTGATACGAATGAAGCTGTGCTTCATGAAATGGTTCATGCTGCAACCTATGGTGCAGTTTTGCAACACTATCAGGGTGTGAAGAATGATGCTGTGGCTCGTCTTGAGATCCTGATGGGTGAATTCATGGACATCCAATCGGATGGTAAAGCCATGAATGAAGCACAAGCTGCTATTGCTCGTCGTATGGCTCGTAACGATCCGATCAATCAGGCTGCTGCTGTGAATGAATTCATGGCCTATGTCCTGACGAACAGTCGTGTTCGGTCTACTGCAAAGCAAGTCTCTGTCATTGCAGACTTCGGAAGCAAGGTTATTGCCTTGCTGCGTCGGATGCTGGGTGGAATGCCAACTTCACTTTATGATCATGTGGTATTCAACACTCGTGTTCTAAACGAACCGAATGTGGATGATGGTGGTAATGGGAATACCCCTCCTCCGGATGAACCGGGTGATGAGACTTCTGATCCGTTTGAAAACCATTCTGATTACTGGATTGAAAACCTCAAAGCCTACATGCGTAGCTTTGTGACGGATACTTCTGCAAAACAGAAGACTGGCCGTGACATCTACAATGCTGAGAAAGTTATCAATGATCTTCGTCAGGGTGGTTTGCTGGCAAATTCGAAGGATCGTTCAACCTTCAAAGCCATTTACGGTATCATGCTGTCCAACATGAAACTGGATGCTACGGCTCGGATTGCTCTGACCCGTGTATTCCAGCACATTGTTGAGAACATGACTCCTGAGATGTTTGGTTCGAACCCTGAAGATCGTCAGACTTATTCGGCTGTTCTGAATTCCTTTGGCTCAATTGAGAACGAAGGAACGTCTGATGCTGCTGCGGTTCTGTTTGCTCTCAGCCAGACTTCGAAGAAGTTTCGGGCTGTTCTAGAACAGATCCCTGCACCTGAAGCACAGGCTGCCGTGGAAGGCTCTCTGGTGGACTTCATGACTCGGGCTGCCTCATTCTCTATGAAGAAACTGATGGGGTCTCTGAACGAGAACAACGCTCCTCAAGAAGTGCTGGATGCTGTCGCTCAAGTCATCATTGACCATGACAAGGAGAAAGAGTTCCGTCTGCTGAAGCGTGTGACGGAATCCCTTACGGCTGCTGACAACATGGTGTCTGGTGCTCTGTCGTCTACGTCAGATTGGATGCTGCGTAAGGATCAGGAGATTCAAGCTCAGTCTCGTGGAAAGGTAATTCCTTTCCTGATGTCTTCTGTCACTTTGGCAACGAACTTGCTGGACAAGAAGAACACTGATCTGACTGCACAAGGAGCCAAAAAGATCACTCACATGGGTCTTCCTATTCTGTCCATTGTTCCTATTCGGGAAATGGTTTCAGAAATCGTGGGTACGGATAAGCAGAACTCCGTGGTTGTGGATCTTTTGAACAAGGTAAATGCTGCTGTATCTGGTATGCGTCAGGCTTATCGTGAAGATCTTCCCGGTATTCTGGAGCGTGAGTTTGTAATCCCGCCCACGAAAGAACAATGGAAAGCCATGTTCAACACTCTGGCCAAGACTGATTTTTCAGTACTGGTCGATCTGGACAACATGCGTCAAACCATGAAGTTCCTTGAAGAAAGTGCGACTCGTCGGAATGAGATCCAGCGTCTTGAACAAGATCTGGCTCAGTCTCTGTCTGGTTCTGCAATGGCAGATGTGATTGCCAAGTCGAAGCAATTGGCTGACTTCATGAATGGTCAGGCTGTAGGTAAGTTGCTGGTTCGGAATGCTTATGCCATCGTCAATAATCTTGATGGTGAAGGTACTCCTGACATGGTGTCCAAGATTGATCGTCTGGTGTCAGTCTATGCCATTGATCGTATGGATGCTCAAACTCGTGAAGAGGTTGTGCAACTGTGGCAGACTGATCCGAATGGTGTGACTTCAATTGTGGCATACATTCAAAGTCTGAATGAAGCAGAAGAAGCCAAGCCGGGTATCACTGAACAGGCTCGTTTGAATGGTTACAAAGGGTACATTCCGAATGAAGGTCGGAAGAATACTCAGATCGTTGTTGACTTGGATAGCAACAAAGATGCTCGTGAACGGATGGGTTATGTGAAACTGGATATCCCTTATCAGGGTGAAACAGATTCCATCTATCCACGGTCTTATTATGTCTCGACTGTTCGTCGTCAGGGTGCCTATTCTCAAGGTGTGATACAGAACGTAGCCATGACCTATCGGGGTGTGGATACCAATACTGGCATGACTGTAGGGAATTCTGTGGCTGGTCTGATTACTGGTGACTCTTCGGTAGATCGTATTGTTCAAGACCAACTGAACCCAAACACTGTTCTGGAAAATGAACAGGAAGCATTGATGCCAGTGTTTGCTGGTGATGGTTCTGTTCTTGGTTTTGAACGGTCGATCTCGAATGAGATTCAAGAACTTCACTTGGGTCGTGAAGAGAACCTTGCTGTGATGTTGGGTGCTTGGGCTGGTCGTCAGGTGGAAGAAAGCCTTGCTGATCAATACAACAAGCAACTGGTGGATGAGCTTCATAAGATCTGGGAGAATCGTGAGAATGGGTCTGATGCTGAATTTGAAGACATGAAACGGTCTACGGATAAGATCTATCAGGAGTCATGGAAACTGATTCCTCAGTCCACGAAGTCCTATATCGAATCGAAGTTCGATGGAGCCTTTATGGTGCCTCGTTCAATGGTGAACTTGGCTGTGGGTTATCGTGAGCCTTCGATCACTGATATGTGGTCTGGTAAGTCTCGTATGCCTAAGCCCATGCGTGCTGTCGTTGTAGGGGCTACAGAAGCCTTCATGGGTCGTAAGGCCATGAGGATGCTTGCTGCTGGTGAAGAGGCTCTGCAAGGGACCGTATCCACGGCCAAAGACATCATCGTGGTTCGGTCTCTAGTAGTTCCAGTGGCTAACATCCAAGCTAACGCTATGCAGTTGGCCAATGCTGGTGTACCTCTGAAACAGATCACGAAGGGTTATCGTTCAAAGCTGGCTGAAGCTGAGGAGTTCATTCACAATCGAACCAAGATCATTGATCTTCAACAGAAGCGAATCATTGCTCGTAATGACAATCAGCGTCAAATCATTGATGACCGTATTCAGGTTCTCGAAGATCTGAACAAACAGATGTCGATTGCTCCGATGATTGCTGCTGGTCAGTTCAAGCAGTTGTCTGAAGGTATCACTGATCTCGATGTAGACATCTCGTCAGGTCGTATTGGTGATTACATCGAGAAGCTGTCTGAGAAGCTCCCAGAGCGTGCTGCTGATATTGCTAAGGTGGGGTTGGTTTCGAAGTCTACGAAACTGTATCAGGTGCTCAATCGAGCAACCCAGTATGGTGACTTCATCGCTAAGTCTATTTATTACGACCACCTGATTTCTCAGGGACTTAGTGCTGAGGTAGCATCAGCGATGGTCAACGAAGAGTTCGTTAACTTCTCTGTGCTTCCGGGTCGTGTTCGCTCCGGTCTGGAGTCGAATGGTCTTACTTGGTTCATGGCCTTTAAGATCCGTATTCTCAAGATTGCTGCAAAGCAGATGCGAGATAATCCGGTTCGTTCACTGGCTCTGAACGCAATGACAGATATGAACAGCCCAATCAGTGATAACATCTTGGCTGTGATGGCTGCTGGTAATCTGGACTATGCTACGGGGTATGAGATGCTCTTTGATGCACCTGAGTTGAACCCGTGGATCAACCTGATGAATGGGGGTCAGTGATAGGACCGGGAGGCAGGACTTGCACGCTGCTGAGTTGATCATGTCCGCGATCAACGGACCTCACTATCTATTTAGCTCCCAGTTAGAACCCCTTCCTCCTCTGGAGAAATCCAATCGAGGAAGGGGAGATACCTACAGGTTGAGCCGACTTGTCCCGATTCTTGAGAGCAGTTCCTCTCTCTCACGAGTGAGCTAATAGCCCGTAGGTATTGGTGTTCATGGGTCTGTGATCCAAGCCCAGACAAGGAATACGATGAAGGAGATAACCGCAATCCCTATCAATCCCCAGATCAGGAAGTAACCCACGAACATCACCATTGCTCCCAGAAGGGCAATGATGAAGAGAGAAGCAAGGGTGATGAACACCCCTGCTATCGCTGTGATGGTCTGCCTGATCTTAGTCAACATCGAAGATGCTCGACTTCTTGGCAGGCTTCACAATAGTCGTTTTCCCTTTGGGGGGACTATCTTCAGCTTCCGCTGTGGAGTCCGAGGATTGGTCTCCCTCGTCCCCAAAAAGGTTTCCCGAGGGGGTTTCCTTTTTGGCGGGCTGTACAGGAGCTTCTGCCTCTCCTTCTTCAGCGTCTGTCTCTGCTGCGTTACTGCCTCCTGAAGCAGTGCTATCGCAACCTCCTTCAGAATCAGTTTCAACAGCATCCTCAGTCACCTCAGTCTTCTTTGCAGAGGTCGTGGTTCGGGTAAGTTTCCGAGGACGACCACCACGGTTTTTCACAGGGGCTTCCCCTATGATGACTTCAGCAACGATCTCATCGTCTTCGATGGAAAGCTCGACTTCAGCTTTGTCCGCATTGGGAAACTGAAGAGTTTTCACATAGGCGTTGAGTGCATTCTGAATGTCATCTTGATCGAGCAAGATACGCATCTTTTCAGGCTCCTTCTCTTGTTTTGGTTTTAGTATATGAACCGTTGCTATGGCATGACCTCCAATTGAGACCACACCACCAAAGGAAAAAGTCGAGAGAACAATGTGTTGGTAATTGTCATCAGGAATTTTTCCGGCTGCCACCATCGTATCACTGAAATACTTGTCAGTGATTGAACCGACATTCATCGTGTCGAGTCGTTTGTTACTTGAGGCGAAGATCGTATAGTGGATCCAGATCCTCTCTGCTCGGGGCTTGTCCCTCAGTAACGGCTTCACCTCATCCGCGAAGTTTTTCTTTTGTGTGTCAAGATGATGGTGATGAAGATTCCGGTAAATGTTCAGGTTGACTGCTTGATTGTTTTTCTTGCTCACATGAACGTAAGTAGGGACTCGCACTGAGTACGAGTCCACTACCTCACCGAAAAGCTCTATGAAGTCTTCCTGCCTCAATCGTCAAACAGGCTCGACTTCGCTTTGGATTTCTCGGTGGATCCACCACCCGAAGACTTCGAACCGCTGGACTTGCCACCATCGAAGGCTTTGCCTTCTTTTTTGCCAGTCGAACGATCCCATGTTTCACCACGGTTTTTCTCCAGCCATTTCGTGGCATAGTCCCCGTCTTCAGTCATCTTGGAGATGGCTTTACCAAGATCACCGTCGTTCAGGACATCTTCGAAGTCCCCACCGAGGCTCTTGATGAAGTGAGCCACTTCACTGATCGTAACAAGACGATCTTCCGGGAAGAACTTGATGAATTCGTTGGTGTCACGAGTCTCACCAGTAGGTTCATACTCACCAGTCGATTCGTTCTTCTCAGTCTTGTCCACGGTTTGTTTCTGGATAGCCACCTGAAGTTTTTGACCATGCAGTTCCACGAAGCAGTCCACTGCCTGCGGAACTTCTTTTTTCGACTCATAGTCATAGAGACTCAGAGTCTTCTCTTCGACATCCATGTTTCCGACTTCTTTCGAAACCAGCAACATGCACAGGCCATTGACCTGATTGAAGCCCGGAAGGTTTTTCACTTCCTTGGTCTTCTTGTCCTGATAGGTGACTTCACCATCACGGTTGGTCATCCAGATCTGACGAGTGATATCAAGGCCGTTGACCTTGAGACACAGAGTCAGGTTGCGAGCATCGCTGTTGGCAGCTTTGCCGATGTAGGCGTACTTGATTTCAGCCGGATAGATATCCGTCTCAAGCGTACCACCACCACCAACGTAATCGTCTTCGACTTCAGCTTTGGCAGCGGGTTTCTTCTTGGCGAAAATGTTACTCATGAGGATTTCCTTCTTGTTTCATGAGGACTTGGTTTGGTCAAACCAACGAAGCAGAGTCAGTCTTCGTAATATTTGAGCAGTCGTTTGATGACAGGAGCGAGGTCATTGTTGATGTACAGTTCGCTCCGGTCCCACATGCCCATAGGTGAACGGATTCGATCACCCAGAGTTTTCTTTGTGGTTCGAGTCTGGAAGACGTGCTTGAAGCCAATTTCCTCATCTTCTTCTGAGATTGTCAGAAGGCTGTTGGGGCTTTTGACCAGTTCCTTGATTGGCTGTTTGCTTACATTCACGACAGTCGTGAAGTAGGCTTCCAGACCTTTCTTTGCCAAAGCACCCTTTACAGGCACTGCGGTTCGGAAGATACCTTCTTCTTCATCAAGGACTCGATCCAAGTGACCAATGAAGATGAAGAAGGCATTGACCTTCGAGGATTGGTTGATCAGTCGTTTGAAAAACTGAGCATATTCACCCCACATCTTCTGAGAGTTGGAAGAGTTAATGACGTGGATAGTCTCGAACATATCCATCATGAAACTGATGGTGTCGATTACCACGAAATTGAAGGGATTGGATTCCCCCATCTCTTCCAGTTGTTCAAGCCAATCCAAGATATCGAGAGGATCAGTGACCACACGATTCTTGAATTTGTTCTTGAATGGCAAAGGCTTACCGCCTTCGCAGTTGAGATACAGTACATCTGACCGATCACGCATCTCGTACAGGGACATTGATTTCCCTGCACCAGATTCGCCACAGATCAGAATACTGTGTGGATTGTTGTCGGACATGGTGTCTCCTTACTTCGACATCTTGGAAGCCACTGATTTGAGAATAGTCGAATAGACTTCTTCTTTTTTCAGAGGAGTTCCAGAATCCTGATTGAGCTTCAGGACTTTCTTTTCGATTTGGTCGTAGTCAGCACCTGCATCCATCAGCATTTTGGCGTAGTTATGCAGGTTGTTGTTCCTACCTCCTACGTCCATGTGGTTCAAGAACCAACGCTCAAGGTTATCCAGATTACCTAGATCAACGATCTGTGAACCATACTCGCTATTCGATTTGGTTTTCGGGATAAATGGAAGAACATCAAGCACTTGCGGACCACGATTGATGTGGACTTTTGCAAGAGGATTGGTCCTCCACTTTCGACTACGCTGGTTTGCAGCAGTGTCTGAATGGAAGGGAAGCCACATTGCAAACGAAGCCATAAATTCCTTGTAATCGTCCTTCTCAAGATGAAGAACATAATTGGTTGGAATGACCAGACGGAAGCGATGCTCATCGTCTGTATGGCTCTTGGTCGTGTATGTCGCAAAGGTATAGTCTTGAAGCAGTGCATGAACATGCTCAATTGTTGGACCCTTGCGAATGATGTTCCCTTCTTTGTCACGCTCATGACCATCAATGTCGATGACCACCATATTGAAGCCGGGAATAACCTTGTCTTCACTACGATGTTCATCTTCAAAGGCATGGTTAGCCCAGTGATAGTTCGGAGCTTTGAAGAGCTTCTCCAGATCTTCCAGAGATCTCTTTTGTGGTTCATAGTCGTAAGCGAAGTGATCACTCATTGAGAAGATGAGGTTGTTAAAGTCAGTCTCTTCGAGCATTGAGCCAGAGAAGAATTCGACTTGTTGGATCACATTCTTAGTGATGACCACATGGTTGCTGACACCCCATGCCATAGCCAAGTCCATCATCTCTTTACGAGCGACAGTCGAGGTTGGATAGTAGGGCAGATCTTCAACCAGATCAGCATGGGTCAGGTTGTCAGGACTGGTTGCAATGTACTTTGCCAGACGAACGAAGTTTCGTTCACGCTTCAGGAGCTTTTGGAAAGATGCACCAGACTCTTCAGCAACCTTGATAGCTTGTCTGAGGTGTGAGATCTGGATCTCAGGAGATTCATCCAAGAACGCATAGACTCCAGCCAGCTTCAGAGATTTGAAGTAGCGATGAGAGAGTTCTGCTTTCCGGATTTCCTCATGCTCAGGCATATCATTAGCCATAGCTTCCGACTGAAGTCGATAGCTGATCAGTTCGATACCTACGTCGTCAGGCACATCGAGTTCGATGTTGTGAAAACGAGGGTCTGCAAACTTGGCAAGGAAAGTCTGCCACCGGGTCAGTGTCTGAGATTGGTTTTTTGACACTAGACCACGGTAGACATCTTCCGGATTGATCGTTGCGAATTTGGTTTCGCTTCGACCCATACCAAAGAAGCAGCGTCGGGCATAACCCGTTGCAAGGAATGAGTAGAACTCTTCCTCAATCTTCGAACCGTCGAACAGTTTGGAGTTGGTTCCGAACATCAGCACGTTGGCTGGAGTTGAACCAGAGATATCCAGACCACGTTCATTGTCTGGAGTGTTCTTCACCAGCTTTGCCTTGATCTTTCCGAGATCGTAAAGCTCAAGCAGAGTGTTGAGAACTTCGTTGTTTCCCAACAAGTTAGAACCCATCTCATCCATTTGGAAATTGATGGAGCCTGCACCTGCAAGCAAGAGCTTGTAGCGAAGCTGTTTCACAGCAGGACCAGTGCCTGAGTCGAAGATGAATGGAGCATGACCCTGTTTTTTGAAATCACTCTGCAGAAGCTCAAGCTCCTTAGCTTCATCACCACCTTTGGCAGCATCAATATACTGCCATATTGAAGAGATTGGTTTCACCCATTTTTTGAAGGTGCCTTTCATGAAGGCTTCACGGAAACCCATGAGAACATCTTCGAGTAGGTTCACAGAGTGACCTTTACCAAAGCCTGACGTAGCCAGAGCAATAGAATAGATGTTCACAGGCAGCAGACCACGTTCAGGTGAACGGATCTTACACCTCATGGTGGATGGAATCAGGCCAAGAAAATACGCCACTTCAGCCTGAAAGAAGTCACGATTGACGTTACCTGTACGATGGCACAGGAGATCAACCAGTTCTTGCATTGCAGGGTTATGCGGTGTGTTTTCTATGACAGAGAGATCATAGAAATTAGACATCGGGGAAATACTCCTTCATGTGTGATTGTTCTGCTGCTGCTTGATAGGCAGCGTGAGCGAGTTCGGGTGTATCAAACATTCCAAGATGTTGAGTTTTTCCGTCAATGGTAATGCGAGCTTGCCATCGACTGTTCTTCTTCGAGACACCGGTAAAACCAGAGAGATTTTTTCGTTTTCTGTTGTGACAATTCTGGCAATGAGTCACTTCACGAAGATTCTCCAAACAATTGTTATCTGGATTTCGATCACGGTGATCTACCTCTTGAGGCTGATACCCATGGACAATGAACCAGATCACATGAGAAGCTTGATAGGTCTTCCCTTTGAATTTGATTTGTCGCTGACCACTGGAATCAAGGGATCCAGCTTGTGTTCCAACAGCCACCCGTTGACCGGGTGACTTTTTCCAGAACAACTCTCCCGTAGTGGGGTAGTATTCCAAGTGCTCAGAGAGGATTTTGATTGTCATCAAAATATTCCTTTCTCTGTTCACAGGCACTGAAAGCTGGACAGTAGGTGCAGGCTTTGACTTCTCCCGGAACGGAGACGATCACGCCTTTCCCTTTTTCTTTCTTGTGTAGCTCTGCATCTGCGAGCTTTTCGAAGCTCTTTTGAGCACGTCCACCAGAAGCGGCGGTTTCTGGGTTGGCATAATACTTGAAAGTATCAGGCTGCTTCCAGAGTTCGTCGTCAGTACAGCGAACGAGCTTGTCTTGGTTCATAGCCAGACGAGCGTTCTTCTTGATATCGGCCAGCTTGTCAAGGATCCAACGCTCAGTGTCAGCTTCACTCATGAGAGGAAACTCTTTGTGAGCTACCTTGGCTTGGGGATAGTTCGGATCACTCTTGGCCCGATACTTCTGCCAGTCAGTGAAGATGAACTCAATCCTCATAGTGTCCTGCCAGATAAGCTCTGGCATGATGTAACGATACATCGAACCTTGAAGGATATAGTCCTTGTCTTTCTTGCCACTGGTGTAGCTGAAAGTCGAAGTGGTCTTTACATCACGGTATGCACCATTGATGGCGAAATCCAACTGGCCAGTGAGAACGACACCCCCTATCTCCTTGAATCGCCGCTGCTCCAAGAAGATGGGAATATCGTTCCCACTGACCTCAGAAGGATCTGGATTGATTTTCACACGATCAATCACTGACTGGGGATAATGGAGACGCCGCATCGCCCCCTTCCAGTCGCCCTCTGTCCATGCCCGCTCAATGGAATCATGAAGACCATGACCCACGCGGGATGCAATGAGATCAGACACGTCGATTGTCTCTTGTGACTGATCTACTTGACGTTCCAGAATCAACCGACGAGTCGGTTTCATCAGGGTAGAGAAACTGATCAACTCACCTTCAGGAGCGACATCAGCCCCGCTGTAGTAGCCATTTTGAAGAAGCCATACCGCAATAGGCAGGTCGATCTGATGTTGGTTGGTCAGTTTTTTCATTACATTTTTCCTTTAACAGTGACAAGTTCTAGGACGTACTTACGTTTGAAGTACAGGTGTTCAGTATTCTCTCCATCAATGATGAAGAGGATAAATTTCCCTGTCATTCGCATTTCAGTATATCCGGAAACTTCTTGCAATTTTTCTCCCGGATAGTCGGGAGTCATTGTGAGATAAGCAGTACGAAGACTCATGCTGCGATTCCTTTTTCTTTGAGTTCAGCCAAGTGAGCTTTGATACGATCTTTGATCGTGTTCTCATTGGCTGCGTTGGGAATATCAAACCCATGGTTCCAGTTTGGATAGAAGATCTCCACTGAACCAGAGAGCTTGACTTGATCATGCCAGATCTCAGGATCATCCTGCCAAGCAACTGCTTTAGGCAGGTGTTCATTTAGGAACATCAGAGCTTCATATGCACCGTCACGAACCAGATAGTATTGAGCATCATGGATATGAGCACATGGTTTGATGTCTAGCTTATGCTTGGACACTCTGACCTTTTTCATGAACTCAGAAGCTGCTCTGGAGTTCAGCATACAGTATGACTGACCCATAGCATTCCCTGCTGTTCTACCTTCTGCTGCTGCTTCCTTGGGTGTCTTGTTGGTTCCAAGGATAGTCTGTGCAAGTAAGGGAGTTCGAACACGGAGACCGAATGCTACAGTGATGTAGCCATCACGAGTAGCTTGTTCGAGCTTCTTTTCCACAAACTCAATCGAGACCTTGTACATTTTCTTGTACTTGTTCTCGATGTCTTGGGCTTTCTCTTTCGAGAAACCACAGTTGACCATGAGAGTATGGAATGTACCCTGATAGGTGAGAGCAAAGGTTGGAGCCTTGCTTTCCTGTCTCAGAGGTTTGTACTTCTTCGCAATGGAGTTGATCGAATCCACAGAAGAAGGGTCGATATCTGGCATCTGATCACCAAAGTAACCATAGGCCCGTAGAGAGTGACCATCGTAACCATCGGTATAAACCTTCAGTTTTTCGGGATCTTTTGTCTGGAGTGCAGAGATTCTGTCTTCAAGTGAGTCAAAGTCTAGACCTACAAAGAGCCATCCGGGAGGAGCTTCAAAGCATTCTTTGATGAGCTTTGCAAGTCTCGACTTCAACGGTCCACCAGCAGATGATGGGATGTTCTGAAGGTTTGGGTTGTTTGATGACAACCGACCACTCAGAGTCCCACCTAGCCTGAAGTTACCAAAGAGGTAGTGCCAGCCGTCAGGGCCGGGACATGCCTTCAGGAAAGCCGGTAGGAAAGTGCTGAGGATGATTGCAGAAGCCTTGTATTCCAGAAGGATGTTCAAGAACTCTTTGGTTTCCTCAGAGATGTTTTGGTTCAGTAGTTTCTCCAGAGTGTCAGCACCTGTGCTTGGTAGCCCAGAGTCTGTGAGATCCAGAACAGGAAGTCCAAGGAACTCATCTGAATATAGAAGCCGTTGAAGCTGTGGAGCAGATCCGGGGTTGAAAGCAACCATCAAATCTTGAGTTGAACCAAGATCAGCACGAGTGACGACCTTGGTTTTCAGCTTTTCGTTCTTCTTTTTCAGAGCATCTTCTTCAAGCTGATAAACAAAACCTTGAACGATTTTGGTCTGCATCATCTTCCAGACATTGTGCTCAGATTCAGCACCAAGCTGATTGTTCAGTTTGATGACTTTATCCATGTTGACCGGAAGACCAGTCAACTGCATCTGAATGATGTCTTTCACAGCATCTTTGAAGAGACCTGTATAGATCTCATACTGCTGATCATTGATCATTGTCTGGTAATGCTTGTTGTAGACATACCAAGTGGAAAGACCATCTACGAGGTTGTATTCCAAGAGCTTTGCTAGTTCGATCTGAGTGATGTCTTGGATATCCTCGACAGCATAGTTCCCAGCAAACTCTTGTGCTTGAGCTTTGAGACCTAGCTCATTGCCAGCACAGCTATTGGTAGCCAGATAGGTGATCAACTGGGTGCATTCCCAGTTTTCAAGCATCACGTCCAAACCTTCCAAGAGACCTTCTTGGTCTAGGATATGGTCCATGAACAATTGGTAGATCAGCACATAAGCATCATAACAGATGTTATGGTAGATCGTACGTCGGCCAGTGGCTCGATACCTATAGAAGAAGGTCTTCAGAGCTTGGCGAAGGACGTGATCCTCTGCCTTTGTTTGGGTGTTATCCACTTCAAAGGCAATGCCGTTGTGCTGATCCCAGCAGAAGGTGATGGTTCCGATCCCTGCATCATAATGCTTCAGAGAAAAGCCTTCGATGTCACAGGTCAGATCAACATCCATCTCGATCAGCTTGTCTAGCCAATCGAGCTTTTCCTTCAGCGAAGATGGATACGTTGCGGAATGGATGATATTCGATCCGAGTTTTTGGTAGGTTCCGGATCCAAGGTAAGACAAGACGGATTGAAGTCCTTGGTCAATTTTGGCTTTGGTTTTGTCCGGATCGTAGAAAACACGGGAGTAGTGGGGGATGTATGTAGTCTTGAGACCACCCACTGTGTCAAAAATGTCACCAATGTTCGCATCGGTCTTCCCCTGTTTTGTCAGTACCTTGAAGTAATCTGGTTGAGCGACAACCAGAAACTCAATACCAGCGTTGATGATGTTTGGAAGGAGGTCATCCAGATACTCTTTGATCTCAGTGTGTGATGTCTTTTTCTTCTTACGATTCAAATAGATATCACAGATCATGACCTCTTCGTTCAACTGGGAAAGCACTGGCATGTAGTGTTTGATCACCTCAGTCTTTTGGATCCGGGGAACAAGAATGGCTATCCTTGCAGGACGGCCTTTGCCAATGATTTCATAGTGCATAGGGATTACCTCATTTGAAGAATCGCTCTGGTAGCTCACCACGAATGTAAAGTCTATTCTTGGGACGAGTCAGAGCGACATACTGAAGACGTGCTGCCATATCGTTCTGTGTACACTTTCCGATGTCAGCAAGATCTACGATCACTTCGTCATAGGTCGAGCCTTGAGCTTTGTGTGTGGTACTGGCTGCCACAGAGCGAAGATCTGGATGGTTGTCTTGGAACTTGAAGAACCGATCCCACTTCTTTCGTGACTTCCAATACTTGAGGACTTCTTCACGATCATTTGGGTCTTCAGTAACTGTCACATTGTAGATTGCAAAAGTCTCTGGATCCCGAACCACGAGATCTACCATGTCAATGATAGCTCCGGGTACAATTTGATCGTTCTCATAGGCTTGGCCTCGTTGAATTACCTCTACCACTTGGTCAGTGTAAAGACGAGTCTTGTCCACAAGTTCTGCTGATGAGTTGTTGGTGAGCATTTCTCCAACCTCATAGTTCTGCGTGTAGCCACGAAGCTGACGAACATAGAGGTTGTAATTGATCACCCTCTCATTGGTATAGCAGAGGATTCTCTTGTGAGGATCTTCTTTGTGATACTCTCGTTCCAGAATCCCTTTGAGTTGGTTTCCTGAAACGAAGTCAATCACACCGGGAACTTCTTTGATGGGATGAAACACACCTGTCAGAACAGTGTCCTTGGCCATTTCTGCAAGCTCCATGAGAGCTTTTTGGTTCTGTTGTCGAACTGGAGAGATAAGAAAACTCTCAGTTTTGTTCTTCGAGTAAACAGGAGAGATGTTTTCTTTGACAGGAGCAAGCTGGTTTCTGTCACCTACGAACAGGATTTTGCAGTTCTTGGTGGTTCCCTTGTCGATGTAGTCATACAGGGTCTTATTGACCATTGAGGCTTCATCGACAATGATCAGAGTCCGGTCATGGACCTCCCACTTGGCAGTAGGAACCACTCGCTTATCACCAGAGGTGAAGTCGTTGTGGACTCTGAGATTCATGAATGAATAAATCGTCTGGATGTCTCCACGACGATGTTGCATTGCAGCTTTGAGAACTGCTGCTGCTTTGTTGGTGGTAGCAGTAACTGCTACAGACATGAGAGGGCAGTTTGGCCCTTTGTGTTTCAGGATGTCATCGGTGACTTTGGAAATGAAGAAACTCTTTCCAGTACCTGCTCCACCAGAAACCCTGTGGAATTTTCGATCAGGATCGTTGATGAATGCAAGGACATCCTGAAATGCGTCTCGTTGTTCTTGGTTCAGGCTCGCCATTGCTCAAGATACCTTTCATTGTGGGCTACCATCTCTTTGTAGTGCTCGTACATTCGTGGCAGTATTTCTTGTGGGTTGATGGAAGGATGAAGCATAAAAATGCCTCTGAATCCTTTCCAATTACTTGAAGCATAGGCTTCAAATCTTTGAATATAAGACAAAACATTTTGCCTGATTCATCAACAAAATCAATCAGTCTCTCATTGAGATGAGGTCTTGTTGTAGGGAGATCGCCCCATAAAACCAAGGCATTGCGAAACACACGATCAGTCTCCTGCTGAGTAGTGCATAAGCAAGTCATGCTGATCTGTTTTTCCAGACCATTTTTTACGTTCTCATAGGAAATTTCGATCATGGTATCCTCGGTGAAAAAATCCCCCCACCATTACTGATGGGGGGACGTTTCGAGATTGATGGTCTCAGTGGATTAGCCACATTTACTGTAGCCACAGTCCTGACACGTTGGACATCCAGAAGCAGTGATCAGATTGAAACCTTTACAACTCGGGCATTGATCAGGGACTGACTGATCGGGCTGTTGCGTTGGGGTTTCTTCCTCTGGAGCAAGAGGCACTGTTTCAGGGGTCGATTGATACCCAATCGTGTCGAGATGCTCACTCAGCTTTTGGCCGACGAGAGCAACCAAAGAAGAACAGTAACGGCCTTCGATCCATTGACCACCTTTGGGGTCGTGGATCTGTTTCAGTTCTTCTGCAACGAATCGGACATCACCTCCTCGTTGGAAGACTGCCGAGATCATTCGAGTCAAGGCAGCAGTCCACTGATGGTGTTCCACATTCTTGCTGTTGATGAAGATCTCGAAAGGCATGAACCAATCATGATCAGGATCCATGACATTGTTGAAGGTCACATAGTAGCTGTCCTGTCCCCAACGACACTTGTAGGTAGTGCCATCAATGACAGAAGGCCGTGACATAACACGCATGTCTCCATCGTATTGAGGAACTGAAGTCTCAATTTCGATTGGCTTTTCTTCTTTGGTTTCAACGGACAAGACAGAGCCTGTCACGTCATTTGGCCGATAGGTTGTGCAACCTTTACAGCCAGTTGTGTAGGCGTGATCATAGACTGCTTTGAAGTCATCAAAGCTGATGTCTTCAGGAAGATTCACAGTCTTAGAAATAGATGAGTCCACCCATTTCTGAATCACAGCCTGCATGACAATGTGATCAGCCGGAGTAAGATCCTGTGCTGTTGCCATGTAGTTTTCCCACCACCAGATAGCTTCGGGATTGTCGTTTTCTCCAAAGTGCTCTTCGAACTTCAGCACAGCATAGTCATAGACTGTTTCTGTGCGTTTGGTTCCATCATCGTTTGTTACCTTACGCTGATACTTTGGAGCGAAGATAGGTTCACCACCTGAACTCACATTACCTGCATACATACTGATGGTTCCAGTAGGAGCCACAGACAGCAGGTGAGAGTTACGGATACCCCACTCAAGGATACCAACCTTGATGTACTGAGGCATACGTTGCATGAAGCCAGATTGAATGAACTTTTCACGAGCTTCTTTTGAGACCAGACAAGGTGCTGGACCCATTTCTTTGGCCATCTTGATGGACTCTTCGTAAGCCCAGATAGCGATGTTCATCATGATTGTGTCAGTGAAATCAACAGCTTGTTCGCTGCCGTATTTATGACCTGTCATGAAGAGAGCATCAGCCAAACCAGTCACACCAAGACCTTGGCGACGTTTGAAACGTGCTTCATCTCGTTGAGCTTCCAGAGGGAAGAGACTGGTTTCAACCACACTGTCAAGAATTCGAACACCAGTTCGGACAGTCTGTTCTAGCATACCCATGTCGATCTCAGCTTGTCCTTTGACAAACGGGAAGACGACATGCTTTGCCAGATTGACTGAACCAAGAAGGCAAGCTCCATATGGAGGCAAAGGCTGCTCACCACAGGGATTCGTTGCTGCAATGGTTTCAAGAAACCAAAGGTTGTTTTCCTTGTTGATGCGATCAATGAAGATTACACCGGGTTCAGCGTAGTTGTAAGTGTTCCACAGAATGGCATCCCAGAGTTCTTTGGCTTTGATGGTCTGATAGACCTTGCCATCAAATACGAGATCCCAATCACTGTCAGCAGAAACTGCTTCCATGAACTCATCGGTACAGAGAACTGACACGTTGAAGTTCCGAAGTCGCAGAGGATCTTGCTTGGCAGTAACAAAGTCCATGATGTCAGGATGATCACAACGCATTGTGGCCATCATAGCTCCACGTCGTGAGCCAGCAGACATGATAGTTTTGCACATGGAGTCCCAGACATCCATGAAGGTGAGAGGACCGCTGGAGAAGCTCTCCACGCCTCGTACAAGAGCACCTTTGGGACGAAGGGTAGAGAAGTCATAACCAATTCCACCGCCTTGCTGCATGGTGAGTGCAGCTTCCTTGAGCATATCAAAGATACCATCAAGGCTGTCAGGGATAGTTCCCATGACGTAGCAGTTGAAGAGAGTCACATTCCGGCCTGTTCCTGCACCGGAGTTGATCCTACCAGCACGTAGGAACTTGAAATCATACAGGGCATTGTAGAAGCGAGCTTCCAAAGCATCACGCTCTGTATGATTGTTGTGAAGATGGGGAAGGTTGGAACATGCAGATGCAATCCGACCCCAAGTATCAACCACATTCTCGTCAGACACGAAGCCATCACGTTCCGTTTTGAAGCGGTACTTTTGGTTCCAGATCTGCTCTGAAATAGGTTGAGGGAAATGAGCTTGACTCATGGCTGACCTCTTGGTTTTTCTTTGAAATGGGTCTTGTGATGTACCAGTGGTTCTCCAGTGGAGCAAGCACATTTAGTTGTTGTGGTGTCCACCACCACCATGTGTGGATTTCTTTGACATTTGTTCAATGATTTCAAAGTCATCCTTGGTAAGCATAGCTGTCGTCCCACCCATTAGCCCAACTCCGTAGCTCAGTCCTGCTTGGAAAGAGGCTCTTTCTTGAGGAGTTGGAAAGATCAAGGGATCCAAATCTTGATTGTTGGAAGTTTTCACACTGAAGCTGAACTCCCCAGACTGGTAGATCACAATGTCCGAACCGTCCTGTGTCATATTGTCGATGTGGTCGATCAGGTTTTGGACTTCCGGGGGTCCGAATCTGTTGAAGATCCACCACCGAAGTCCGCTCTTGTTGTGTTCGCTCATCCTCGCATCCTTTCTGCTTGTTCGAGAATAAAATCACTGATGTACTCGTCATCATGACATGCAAAATTGAGGATGGGTATACCGTATTCTTGAGCCACTCGGAGAGCTTGGCCTGTACCTCCGGTGATAGCTCCATCTTTTGTCCAACAGAGGACGAATGCTGATGGGCTGTCCAGTTCTTTTCCGAGAATCTGGTAACAATTTCGTCCATGAAAATCACGTCCGGCTGGCGAGACATTCGCCCAGTTAGGGTGAAACTCTTTGACAAGTAGTCGAGAGCGTTTGCACGAACCATAGAGAGGAGATTGGTTTTTCCTGAACCCCTTCCATGGGAGGTAGATTTCTGCAATTTCCCTGATTGAGACATTGAGTTCAGAAGCTGCATCTGCCACGCCAAGTTCGAAGGCTTCATCTGCCCCAGCAGCCCCTCCGGATCGTAGGATGAATCCGAGTTTGGCCATTGTCCTGCCTGCTGCAAACATTTTTCTGCATACGTCTTCGGGTGTTTCACGGCTACCAATCCCTGCATAGAAGATTTTGGTCATCAGAAGGTTCCCCAATATCTCCGTTTGGTTTTGTGAGTATCCAGCCAAGGCTTCCAATACTCATCGAAGAGACAGTTGTCAGGAGCATTCCTGAACATAGGAGCGATGTCATGATCTTTGTGACCACCAAGACCGCACCCAACACGAGTGACTTGGAACTCTGCACCTCTGTCTTTCCAGTATTCAGCAGTTTCAATGAAACGATTGACTGAATATTGAATCTCTAGCAGTGGAAGTTCTTCGATGTGGAATCCCTTGGTGGGAAGGGCATAGCTATTTCCAACTATGCCCTCTCCGATTCCCCACTTGGCACCATGTTGCTTAAATGCAACACGGGCTGCACCAGCACCATGGATGCCAGATTTGTTGGAACCAAATACGAAGATCATTCAGTGACCTTTCCCTTTACCCGGCGAGCCATCTTGGTCGGTTCCGTCTGGGTTTCCATTGGGGCCACCATGTCCTTTTCCGGGATTGGATGAGTCATGTCCGTCATCATCGTTCCCATGTCCATTGTTTCCATTGTTTTTGTCGCCCCCGACATCGCTTCCTCCAGATCCCGGAGGATTAGATCCTCCATTGTCACCGGAGTCCCCGCCATCGTTATCTCCATCTGATCCACCATCAGAAGGTGTGCCAGAATCCGGTCCTCCATTGTCAGGACTCGGTTCAGAAGGCGCATCAGGCGTACTTGATTCAGGATTTGAATCAGCAGCCCCACCATCGTAAGTCCAATCAGCACTACGGCTGTAGACATGATTGCTTGGTCCATCACATTGGTCCTCTTCAGTGTTGAATTTGTTCCATTCCTGTGCCTCACGGTCACAGAGTTCAGCAGGACTCGCACAAGCTGCAAGCAGCAGAGGAGCCATGAAAAACAGTTTACGCATTGTCTCTTCTCCTTTGGTTCTCTTTATGAGTAACCATTTCAAGGTGGTCAGGATTGACACACATTCGATTCCGACACTTGTGGTCAATCTGTTTCTTACCCGGAACGTATCCATTTTGGTTCACATACATAACACGATGGACAGCTACTGTCTGTCCGTTGAGACACATTCGAGGATAGCCCCCACCTCTTCCTGTGCCGGAATCAGAGCCTTGCCAAATGTGACACGCTGACTCGTACCCCAGATCTATGACAGCGACGTTGGCATATATTTTGGATTCGATTTCAGAGCGGCGACACATTGGGTAAATCTCCTTCGATTTCTGTTCTGCGGCGGAACTTGCGTCATGTAGAACAAAAAGTGAACATGAGTTAGCAAAAGCAGTAGTGCCTCTTTTAGTCTTAAAACCTCGGGAATTAAGCCTGATTTTGGCACTACTGCTTCCAGTAACAGATGATTAGGCCAGAGCCTTCTTAATCTTGCTGATCTCTTGGCTATTGAAGCCCAGAGCAGAGTAGCTCTTCTTTGCAGTGCGCTTGAACGAAGCCAGAGCTTCGAATGCGCCTTGCTGGAACAGCATACGAGCACGCTGACCAACGGTCATGGTCGTCTCTTTGGACTTCACATATCCGTCGTAGTCATACTTTTCAGCCCACCGACCCAGAGTACGGGTTGAGGTGTTGTGAAGAGCAGCGATTGCAGCTTTCGAACCTTTCTCCAGACGGAGATCTTCGAAGACTGCGATGACTTCCTTGGGAGCAGTATCCCAAGGCATTTGGCCGGAAGTTGCGGCTTTGGTCGCTTTTGCCATCTTAACGATGTCCTTCTTCTCTTGTTCTGGAACAATGTCTGTATTCAGACTTTCACCAGAGGGTTGAACGTCAGGTCGAGCAGCTTCCAATACCACAGACGGAATTTCATTCCCTTTGAGGGGAACTCGTTCCAAGACTGTTTTGGTTCCAACCTTCACAGCCTCGAACGGCTTGATAGCACGTCCTGCAACTGCATCAGCGATAACTGATTTGAAGGTTTGTTCACTCGTGACGAATGAACCAGAATCAACCATCTTGTGTGCTTGAGCGGTCATCACACCGATCACGTCGTAAGCACACACACGGCACTTGTCAGTCTCGCCATGAGGGACTGCAATGAAGTTTGCAGGATCCACCAAGACGATCAGGGTATGGGAACCACCGAACCCACTCAGATAGCCAAGATTGGCCACATGCAGGCCGTGAGAGCAGCTACGGTTCCGGGAAGGATCCACTGCGTCCACGTCCATCCAGACGTGACTCCCGACCTGTTGTTCGATCTGTCCGGAGTGGACATCAACGAACATCCCATTGGCTTTCTGGTTCACCTTTTTGTAGCCGATGATCAGACCATCGTTGGTGAGCGGAAGCTCAGACCGTTTGATGAATTGCATCAGATCTTCTGCACTGTGGAGGCGACTTTCGACCACTGGGGCAAGACGACGAAGGAAATTACGCACCGCAGGGGAGTTTTCTGTTGCAGCACGATGAGCGTGCTTTTCCAGATTTTCCACGTTGGGAATAACGACTTCGCGTCCTTCATGTTGAACAGCCACAGAGACTTTTTGGGGATAGAAGATCCCTTGAACCTCTTTGCCGTCAATCATGTGAGTGACAACGATACCGCTGCCCTCATATCCTTCAGGCACGATGGCCTTATGGATAGTCATGTAGTTGGAGAGATCGAGGGGAACCACGCTCTTTCCATCAAGTTTGGGAGTAAGATACTCCGCGATTGCTGTCGTGTTGTAGGGTCCGTTGTTCTTCATGTCGAGCACTTGCCCTTCGGCAGTGATCAGCATGATTTTCTCTTCGGAAGCCAACATTGACACGATGTTTTTCGTGTTTGAAGACATGCTTCGTCCTTTCGTTTGATCAAACAGTTCGCAAGAAGCGTAGAAGTTTTTCGGAGAAGCATTTCACTTCACCGGGTTTCAGACCTATGAGGTAATCCCTCAGTTGATACTCGTTGAAGAGCTTGGTCTTATTGGCCATCGAACGAACCAAAAGAACAGAGTCAGTTTTACGAGCCACATCCATCGAGTCTTTGACTTTCTTGATGATGTCTCGGCTGACCCACTCATTTGAACGCATGTTCTCAATTTCAACGAGAACATTCATATCACGAGCAAAGGCTTCCTTTTGACTGTTTCTGAAATAGGGAACCTTGAAGAACTTTTGCACTTCAGGAAGATCACGAAGCTCTGTTGGGAGATCTGAGTGTTCCATGAAAATGCTATGTAGAACGAGTTTGTTGACTCGCTCTTGGTCTGCAAGGATTTTATCGACCAGATGATCGAGTTTTTCCTCAAACGAAGGGATTCCCTTCTTTTTGAGACGACCTGCACGATTTTTGTTGTGCAGAATCACGAATCGAGGAGTATTGGCAGACACCCAATTAAGGAGTCTGGTACTTGGTTTATCAGAAGAATATCCATGACGGACTTTGTGTTCAGTTACACATACATAGCACGTCGGATTTTCAACTGAGTTGTTCCAATCTGCCCAGTTTACAAAAGAGGTACTGAGCAAAGGATAGGTGATCACTTCTTTGGCAACTGTTGTTCCATCAGCAGCAACAGGCTTTACAGTCCGTGTACGAACTTCAGGTTTATCAGCCTCATAGACAGTGTAACCAGCCTGTTTCAACGCTTTCAGTGCGTTGTCATAGCCTCCATTTCGTTGGTGAACAACAATGGCTGCTACAGGATGATTGTGACTGTAATAATATCCTGTTCCAAAGTTAGAACGATGGAAGTTATGGTAGTTGCTGACTTCCGGATATTTAGAAGTGAACATGGCTTGGTATTTGAATGAAGTCTCTTTCAGAGCCGTAATGGTTTTGGCCAGAATTACGGTTTTTGTCAGATAGACATCATTCAGTTCTTCACCGTCTTTAAGGAACCATAGACGATCTGGATACCGAGTATCAGGTAGCTTCAGTTTCTTCTCTTTGAGAAGAGCATTGGCAATAGCCAATTTTTTGTAGGACAGATCCTTCAGCTTCCCGGCACGACGAATGTTTTCAACTGGTTCCCAGTTGTCACGACGAGCCACACGAATATCAGTGTCTTGATTTGAGGCTGCATCGCAGATCTGTTTGGCAGTGATAAGATCTGCCATAGAAAGAGGACATTCATATGAGAAAACATTCTTGTACTCTTTCTTACGGGTCGAAATTCGTCCTAACAGATAATCTTTGTAGTGCCTGTACTGAGGGAATCGTTTAGCCCAGACGATATATTTCATGGTGTTGAATTTATCGCCACCAATCATCTTGAACACGTCTTGAGTACGTCGATAGGACAAATCACACAGACTGTTCCACATGGATTGATTCATGCTTGAGGGGCATTGTTCCTTAGCAGCATCCATGATGGGGTGTGATGAATCAACCATATCTGAAAGATGCTTTTGATCACCTACTTTGACCCATGCTTCCACAAGGAATTTGGGTTCAATACCAGACTCACAAAGAGACTTGAAAGACTCGTTGATCATGACACGAGCTACCGGATTCAGCATCTGTCGGAAGTTTTCTTCCATCACTTCAAGCTGATTCTTGATGGTTGCCACAGTACGTTCGTTCAGGTTCAGACCTTCACGACTGGGAAGAGGAGTCAAAGTCGAAGCCTTGAAACCGATGTACATATTGCCCAGCAAGTTTGACATTTTTCGGACAAATCGAAACTCGTCATCGTAAGCATCATCATTGATGATCTCATAACGAACCCCACCATAGACAGCAAAAAGCTGACCTTTTTGCTTATCTTCGTCCACAATCCATTCACCGGGAGGCACAGTGTCAGCAAAAATCTCTTCAGGAGGTTCATCCTTCATATGGATTCTTGCTTTGATTCCAGACAGATAGAGAATGTCTTTGATGCACTCGTAGGCACGAAACATGTCGTTATCGTTCTTCAGAGGAATGGTCACGACAAGACCAGATTCAGGAGTAGGGATGTCCTCAAAGATGATAGATCGTCCCGGTCCACCTTGGTTTTCTTCAGAGACACGATTCATGATGTACATGCCTTTGAAGCCATCATGGTGAGATGTCACTGTAAAGCTGTCTGCATAGGCATAGGGAGATTTGGAACCAAGCCCAAAGCCACCTGTCAGTTCATCATTGTTGCGTTTGGTTGAGTTCCCATAGATGCAGTAAATGGGATGGATCTCATTTTTGTGGATACCCGGACCATAGTCACGAATGATAAGGCCCGAAGTATCATTGATGTAGATGTCGATGCACTTGTCTTGGCAGTTGCCCATGCGGTGAGCATCCCAAGCGTTGAACATCGTTTCTTGAATCATGGTCCGAAGAGGCTTCTGATAGAGGCCAGTGGACAACATACCCATGAGCACGGGGTCATTTGTAACCCCGAAGCTCTCGGTCTTTCCGGTCCCTCCGATCAGCACATTTTTCTGGTCGAAATCACCACCGTTAAGAACTTGCATTGGATAGTCTCCTGTTGGTGAGAGATCAGTTTGCGCCGATCAGATTGCGGAGCGAAGCACTAATGTTGTCAGCACGAGTCGATTCAGCATTGGCTGCCTCGATTTGAAGCTGAATCTGCTTTTGTTGCTCAGTCAGGGCATGGACATCAGCCATGTTCTGATTGGCAATCTTGTCGAGGTCATTAATCGTCTGCGTGAAAGCAGCCATCACACCATCTACGGTCTTACGGGAAGTGACGAAAGGGTTCTTCATGGTTTTGTTCCTTAGTTTGAGGGATGAAAAAAGCCCCCTACCGAACTACCAGTAGGGGGCTTTTATCCGGACATCTCAGGCTGCCCCGGTATCTCTTGGCTTCAGCAGTTTCGAGGTAGTTACTCTCTACTTCAGCAGTCACCTCACACGGGGGTCCATCCAGCCTGAGAGCCGAATCTCAGATGTTGTTGTTGATCCAGAAACGCAGATCCGATTTGTTCATGGTTCCAGAATAGACTTCTCGAATCATTCCATCCACGAACAAAGTCAAAGAAGGCAGAGTGCGGATGTTGAGTTCAGCCATAGTATTTGTGGCATCTTCAGCATCCATGTATGCGAATCGAATGTCACCTTCCATTTGAGAGGCCATCTCTTCAAAGGTTGGTTTCATTCTTTGGCATGGCTGACACCATGAACCCGTAAACATGATGATGATAGGGTCAGGATGTTGTCTGACTTCGAGTTGGAAATCAGAATCACTCAACGATCTCAGCATTTATTCTGCTCCTTGGTTCGCTTCTGCTTCATTGCGTTGGAATTGCTTCCAAGCATCCACCACGGAGCCATGTCCGGTTTGGTGTAGTTCGGTCCTTTTGTGACCTTCCCATCTTCACGGTAGACAGGCTTGCCGTCTTCACCCAGCTTGCTCATGTTCGAGGCATGGACACGCTCATAGGCTGCCAGCAGCAGCGGGAGAGGGATACGGAGTTTCTGACACACCTCGGAGACCAGAATAGCAGCTTCATCAAGGATGGACTGGATCTTCTGGTTCCTCTCATCAGAGATGATTTCTGGAGCGTAAATAGGCATCACGTTGTAAAAGTGAGCCACGACATAGATCACATCAGAGAGTTCTTTGAAGATCTCACCGATGTTTTCGTCCGAGAGTTCAGGCTTCTGGAAGGCTTCACGAAGTTCTTTGATTTCTTCAGCAACGAGAGTTTCAGCAGCCCAAGCAAAGTCGAGCTTGCCACCCATTGCCTTGATAAATTCCCGTTGAAGACGGAAGACTTCAGCGGGGAGTTGTTGGGTAAACATATCTGTTCCTTTCTGATTGGAGACACACCCAACGAAAGAAAGTCAGGGCATTCTCACTTTGGACGATTGATGAGTGAGAGTACATCCCATTCATGCTCACGACAGAGGTTTCTGAACTGTCTCTTGGTTCCATACCAAGCATAGTTCTTGTCGTGAGTTAGCTTGGTGCCACAGAGATGAAGATATCTCAAGGGGTGCTGTTGAGTATCTACAGCATAGTAAAGATCACTCGGAAGGATGCGGTCCAGTTTTGTGATTGGTTTGATGGATAATATGGATTTCATTTTTCCTCAACTGTAGAAAGCTACCATAGCTGTATGAAGATCTGCTACTTGAGTTGCGTTTAGTTCTGTATTCCAGATCATAAGCTCACCTGTAAGACCTCTCCAGTAACGAGAAGTGGCAAAGTTATCATAGAAAACAGTTCCAACTTCAAAGTTATTGGAAAACTCAGAACCACCAATGGTAGTTTTTAACAGTGGTAGGAATCCATTTGAAGTTGGGGTCGCAAGAGCTACACCATTTCGATAAACAACATCAAGTTTACCAAACAAACGGTTTGAGCCGTTATTACCAACCATTTCAAATTCATTACCTGCACCTGAAGCACGACCAGAAACAATTGCATCAAAATTGGTAAAGTTTGCAGCACCATTTTGATACGTAGAAGTGGTCATGAAGGTTTTGGCATTAGTAAGCCAGTTTGTACCTCCAGTGATTTGATAACCACCAGAAGTATGAGTAGTTGTGTTGAATACTTTTTTTCCTCCCCATGTCGCTTCAACAGAAATGTTGAGTTTATTAGCAGTACGTGGGTGAAGATCAAAAGAAGCACCACCTGTTCCTTGATTTAGAATAACATTTACAAGATTGTTTACATCTAAAGTCACAAACTCTGGAGAATACCTAATAATAGGATCCGGAACACCAGCAGGTAAAACCATCAATAAAGATGGTGCTGGTGGATTGTAAGAAGATGCGATTGATCCAAGAAGAAGATTCATCATGTGTTCAAGTGTCCAACTAGATAATAGGTATTAGCGGTTGTAGCATCAGGAATAAGGGTTGCAGAACCATAACGAGAAGCAATGGAAAGATGGCTTCCTGCGCTTAGAATGGTGACTCCAGAGCCTGCGGCAAAAGTCACTACACCTGTACCAACACGAATAAAAGTAACAGGCTGACCTCCTGTCATACTTGGTTCAACTGTAATGGTTTGAGTTGTAGAGTTATTCATACGACGAACTACATTACCTGCAAAATCATCATTCATTGTTGAATAAGCAGTTGCTGTGATTTCTGTCTGAACCATGGAAGAAGGACTTCCTACGACTCCAGCAAGAGTGTCCCCAATCGGAAGTTCTTGGATCTGTCCATCAATAAGGACAAGAGCACGTTGTTCAGCCATGGGGACACCCTTTTTCGCTTAGGCCAGCAAGATGGGAACTTGTGGGTTGAAAATCAGCGTAGTGGAACTCACTGCAATACCAACTTTCTGTACGACGTTGCCTGCCGTAGATGGAGCAACGTGGTTGGAAAGCCCAGCAGTGGTAGACAGGTAATGCTGACCGGGGGTCATACCTGTACGCTGACCGTTGATACCACCCCAGTAGACAGTGGCGTTGGCTCCGTCTGCAACAGCAGCCAGAACAAAGCCATTGGCAGGGGCAGTACCGTTTGAGGCGTCTGCTTTACGAGCACGCATTACACCAACGTTATTGTAGACGTTGACGAGATCACCTGCTGCAAGAGCACCGAATGCAGGTACGATACTGGTTTCAGCACCAATACCCGTAGGCATCATGGTAGAATCGAGACGACCGGACAAGTCCAAGGCAGGGATCTTGTTGGCCTGTCCCGCTCCACCAGTCGCTACAGCTTCCACTTCGCGGAAACCGCCAGCGGCATCGTGTTGGAGGTACTTATCAGGCATCTGTTATACTCCTATGATGGGATAAGGATCGAGGTTGAGTTCTGTCGCAGAAATTGCCCAACCGATCCTTCGGACGGGGTTCCCAGCAGTAGGTTGAGTTTGCGTGAGAACACCATTTGCTGCAATAAAGATTGGAGCATTTGATGTCCAGTTCCACGCACCTTCAGTCATGAGGCCCGACCGGACCACATTGATAGGATCGCCAGCAACTGTGGCCATCCGTGTGACTCCGGCATAGGCTGCCAGACTGTCTACGTCAGGTTGGGTATACATTCCATCGTAACCAACAGCACGATAAGCCCCTACAGGCTCCAGTGCGATGATTCGGACATCCAAAGTACCTGTGGAAGTCTGATTGATGTTGTATCCAGTCCCAACAGCGATTCTCAGTGGTTCAGATACCTCAAGAGTGAGGTCAAAATTGTCCGATACACCAACAGTATCGTTGGTGATGACAATCTCATACTGAGGACCAAAGACTGCATTGAGGGTTAGATCGCTCATTGGGTTTGATCCTCCATGCAGTCAATCAGGAAGGTACGTGAGGAGACACGTCCTTCAACTGGACGATCAAACTGAATGTCGCATTTGAGAACACGAACAGGCCAGAGAGCCGTTTGAGCATGAGGAAGACTGATGGTGAACTGACCCAGAGGACCATTGGTAATGGTTACGTCGAGTTCAGAAATCAGTTTGCGAGCGTATCGAACCTGAGAAGCAATTGTCCATCCGGTGATATCGACAGGAACCCCGTTGTTGGCAGGGTCTGTGAGAGTCATCGGGATTTTGAAATCATCACCTCGGGTGAATTCATATCGAACTTCGTCTGCCATGTCATACCCTCATGCGATTGGTTTAGCTTGCTTTATCATGTGCAGGTTTGCATGACCATATTAAACTGAAAGTCAATAAAAAAACCCCCCTACCTAATGGCAGGGGGGCTTCATTGTTACCGCTGGATCCGTAGGATCACAGGGAGATATGGGATCACCTCCCTTCTACGAACCAGCGGGAATAGAGGTTGCGTACCCATGCGGGCTGAGGAATGAGATTCCAGCCCAGCACAAGGCCCACCCCCATTCCGATTACGAACTCAAACATTTGCCACCTCCTTATCTTTGGCTTCCACTTTTGCGAAGACTGCGAGATTCTTCGCTTCCCACAAGCTACGAATAGCCAGTGTCAGTTCTGCTGACTGAGGCAGTTCAGCAACGAGAGTGAGAGCAAGATCATGGAATGGTTTGCTCACAGCCTGAAGATGCTCAGGAAGATGAGCATATCGAAACAGGCTTTCAATTTTGGCTTTGTCCATCATTGGTCGTCTCCAAATACTTGGGAGGCTTTCACTGTAAACCGTGATACCTCACCTTCGAGTTCATCATAGATGACTGCTTGAGCCATCGCAGTTTCTCCAAAAGCTGAACCATAGAGATCAGGTTCTGACCAGTTGGAGGCTTGTTCCCACATCACACCGGGGAACTGCTCGACCTTACGGTGATGCTTGTCTCCTGTCCAGACAGTGATGTGCTCTACGTCAGCAATATCTTTACGATAGCGTTGCAGGAACTGCATGATGAGACGATCAGGTTTGATCTTGTCACCATGATGACCAAAGAGAGCCACTTTACCGAAGATGTGCGCCCAATAGGCATTGGGATCCATCTCAACAGTGACGTTTGGTTGGTTGAAGTATCGCCACTTGGCACCCTGAAGCAGAGCCAGATAACTATCTCCGTCATGGTTCCCTCGCTTGATGACGAGACGTACATCAGCGATTTGTGCAGCGATATCAGTAGTATGGATGATTTGTTCACCAGTGACATCAACGACTTTGAAGTGCCGAGAATCGACATCAAGGATGTGATCTGAGCCGTGAGTGGCAGTCATTGGGACTTGGCCGTTGGCGTGGAGAACATCACCGTTGTAGTAGAGGATGATCTCTTGAACGCCTTCTTTTTCGACATGAGCGAAGAGACGGCAGAGCCACTGATGAAGACGGGACATTGCGATCTCAAGATCCCAGTCTCCGTAGCCTGTTTCTTTCCCCCAAGCGAGAGCACCAGAATGCAGATCGTTGATGGAAATGAAGGCTTTCTTCACACGTTTGGTGAGGAGTAGAGGAGGTGGTGTGAAAAGGACTGGAGAGGTGGAAGAGAACATAGCAGCAATACGCTGAATCTTGTTTTCTTCATCTTCTTTCTCTTTGGAGAACCGGAAAGAATAGGTCCGACCGTGTTTGTCTGGAGTTTGGGATTTGACCCAACCCCCGTCAGGTACACCGTCAAAGCCTAGAGCATCCATCCCATCAATCACTGCTTGTTCAGCAAGATCACGGGAATTGAGCCTTTTTTCTTTGGTAGTAATGGATTTTCGGGCTGTGGATTCGTTGACACCAAAATGGAGAGCTACATCTGTATAAGATGGTTTCCCATTTTGGACCCAGTAATCATGATACTTGCTCATGGGGGGAGTCCTTTCCCTTGAGGGTCAGGGACTCCCTTTAGCATGAGTCTTAGCCATGGTAAACTTCATTTGGAATCAGCTTTCTGTGCTGAATCCATTGGGTAAGATTTCCATGGAGGTCGGGAGCTTCCCATTTCCCAGAAATTGGGATAGTCGGGATCCAGTCATCAGGTGTTGCCTGATGCTCCAGAGGAGAAGCATGGACTCGTTCATCTGTCACCAGAAGATTGTACCGATCTAGTTCAGCTTCGATTGAAGCCTCACCATTGAACGGTTTGTACGAGATTCGAGCACACCGGGCAGCAGAGAGTTTTTTGAGCACGTCTGTATGGTAGAGTCGTTTCTCTTCTTCACTGATGTATGGCAGATGCCATTCACCGTGTTCCAGATGTTGAACAGTGCAGTATTGCATTGCTTCAGCAACCAAATTGGCAAGATCTTGAAGATGTGGTTCAGCAGCATGATGCTGACGAAGCCACAAAAAGTTCTGCCATTGGGTAGCTGTGATGAGAGTATCGATCCAAGAGAAAGGTTCAAGCAGTCGATTGGGGTTCTGTTTGTGATAACCAGCCGTCATGAATGCTTCAGCATACATCACAGCCGCATCACGGGCAGCCAACCATGCTTCTTCACGAGAGAGGATCAAGTCTTGATTCTCAAAGTCTTTGAAGATCAGAGCTTGGTTACATTCTTCAGAAGCCTGCATACCTTTCTGGTTCTTGCCCCAGTGCCAAGGCACATAGGGAATAGTCCGAACCTCATTCAGCATGGTTTGGACAGGGACTGCACGAGAAGATCGAGCATTTCGCCCAAAGACTCGATGAGTCATGATCTCACCATGAATGGGACGAGGATATCTCATTCGAATGCTGTAGATGGGAGGAGAGCCTGTATTGGTAGCTGAAGCCAAAATGACTTCAACTTGCATTTGAGGCTGACCGGGATGACTGTAGACAAGATTACTTGTTTGCATTCTTCTTTGCCTCCCAGAACTCGATTGCTTTAGTCAGTTCAGTCTGAGCGACTTTTGCAACCTCTGCGATGTCGAGTTTGTAGTCTTTTGGAGGAGCACGGTCATCAATGATGACTCCCTGCATGATGTTGTGAACCAACATAGCAGTTGAGGATGCAATGAGCATGTAATGAGGAATGCCAGTATCAGCATCCAGTTCTTCCCCATCTTTCAATGCTTTGCAGTGTCGTTCCAATGAGTTGATCAAGGACCGATAGCTCAATCCTTTCTCAAAATTTCGAGCAGCATACTTGTGTTCACCCAATCCCAGACCGACAGCAGCCGCTGCGATCAGTTCAAATGGAACCAGATCAGTATCAATCTTGGTTCCAATGGATTCACGTTTTGCTCCCGAAGCTATTTGTCCGATTTGTGTCATTCAGATCTCCAGTTCGATGACTTCAACACCACAGTCTTCAAAGAGTTCGAGAGACTTTGCGATGTCGAAACGCTGACGGATTTCCTCACTGGTGCCAAAGACAACACGAGAGATACCCGCAGCAATGATGTGCTTTGCACAGTGCTCACAGCACGGATGAGTGCAATAGAGCGTCATTGCTAGCACGGGTTCTTTGGCGTTGAGAAGAGCATTCATCTCCCCATGGATGACACGAGAGTATTTCTGTGGCCGATCAGACCACCACTCTTCTTTGTCTTCCATGGTTCGAGGAAAGCCATTGTAGCCCATTGAAGCAATCGTCTTGTCAGGACGAATGATGACCGCCCCTACTTTCGTAGAGGGGTCACGAGAGCGTTTGGAGACGGCTTCAGCCAGTCCCAAAGCCCATTGGTCGAATCCGGGTCTCATATCAAGCTCCAATGAATTCAATGTTGTCAGGATCAGCAACAATGACCATTGGCATTTCATAACCAATGAACGACGGATCGTCGGGGTCAGTTGCTGTGGCGATGAGGCTTTTGATGTGTTGTTCTTTGTCTTCTTGGTTCAAGAAGGCAGACATCCCCATGTCATCAGCATCCTTACGAATAGCTTCAGCGACAATGGTATTGAAGTCTTTGTCTCGGAACGACACATCAATGTCTGTGATGGAGAACTCTCCATCGACCCTCCAGACGCAGAATAAGCGTTGTCTCATCCTGCATCTCGCATAGCTGCCTTCAGAGTGGTCTTCAGAGCAGCATTTTCAGTCTGCGTCTGATATTGACTCTTCATGGCATCTTGCCAGCCGGAAGCCAGACGATGACATTCATCGTGAGCAGCGTTCAGTATCTTGTCCTGATGCAGCACTTTGGCTGACAGATCAGAGATGATCATCATCATACCAGTCTGGGTCATTTGCATGACATCAGACAGGAAGATGGTGTCATCCTTCAGATTCAGGATGTGGTGACGAGCACGGGAATGCTTCTGACGTTCTTTGTCCAGCAGATCTTGCAGGGCAATCTGAGAACGAGCGATGTCAGTCCCAGTGAAGCCCAGTTGATCGACACGCTGGTTGTTATTCACAGCGTTTGCGACGATCTGACGGACTTCCAGCATACGTTGACGCTTGTAGCTGGGGGATTCTTCAGTCGTGATGACTTTAGTTAGTTTTGCAGTGGTTTTGGTCATGACTTTCTCCAGTTTCTGATTCGGTGGCCAATGAGATTCCACCACCATGCGTTGATGAATCGAGAGAGATAGAGCTTTTTGGTGACTGATTCGACGTAGTAATCTACGTCATCATCAGTCGTCCAACCATCTCCTCGGGTGAAGTGTGCAGTGATTCCTCGGACTTCATAGGTCATGCCGATTTGAAGTTTTCCTACATCGAGGATGCCTTCATTCACTGCATAATCAATTCCAAGAGATTCATTGAGACCACCAACACAACCAGAGTAATCATCATAGTCGATTTCATACGGACAGTATTTGCTGGTTGGGTCATATGAGAGCACATGGAAGATCAAATGACCTTCACCACACCAGTAATCACGTTCTTCTTCTGGTGTGGGTCGGTACAGTTCATCTTCCAAGGCAGTAAGAAGACGAGCTTCTTCGTCTCCTTGAAGATTTGCTTCAGTCCAGTTCATTTGCGTTCCTCCGGGAAAGCAGCAAGAAGAGAACGAATCACCAACCTCCAGACATTGTATCGAAGTCGTGGATAATTGGTGATAGTTCCTGTCCGAAGAGGACTCTTCCATGTTTTGGTGTTGGAATACTCAGAGCCATCAGGCTGTTTGCGAGCAACCTTGCAGAGATAATTTCCAAGTTCAGACGTACCACCAACATTGGCGATGATGGTACGTCCGATCTCAGTGATTTCTCCAGTCCGAGCACTGTGAAGTTCGAGCTTGAGAACCAGCATATCACTTCTCCGGAATCAGGTAGATGTCACCGTAAGTGACTGCTTTCAGGTAGTAATCCCCGATTCCCATTGTGGGAACAAACCAGATGGTTTCCCAATCAGGCTTGGGAGGAATGTTCACAGCAAGGTCAGTGAAGATCACCAGTGCTTCAGGCATGAGTTGTTGCACACGCTTGTAGACAGGACGAAGATCTGTACCTCCTCCAGACATCACATGGATGTTGTCGAGGAGTTCATCTTCACGAAAAGTCTTCTCGAATCGAATCCCGTCATCCCAGAGAATGACAGTCATCAATTGAGGATTGAGCTTTTCTTTCAGTGTTTTGGCAGAAGCCAAAAACTGTTTCTTCTGATGAGCCGTGATTGAACCAGACACATCCAGAGCATATACAAGGTGAGTCAAACGGTTCTTGCGTCCACGTTTGGGGTACTTGCCTTTGAGCCTGAGTCCATCTTTAGCCTGACGACGAGATGGACGCATGTAGGTGCGTTTACCACCAGTCAGAGGATCAGTGAGGTATTCCTCAAAGATCTCTTCATAGGTGGCTTTCTGGATGAAGATCCTCAGACCTTCGGTACGGAGGATGTCTTGATTGGTTCCAGCCCCCATGCCTGCTTCTACGGCTTTCTGGCGATCTTGCTCATGCTCTTCAGCTTGTTGCTGAAGATCTTTGCCAGTGCCTTCAAGAGCTTGCTGTACAAGCTCTTCGATTTGATCGACTGAAGGAGCACCAGATGAACCATGAGAACTGGGGTTCTTCTTTCGATCAGCGTGAACAATGGCATAGATTGCATCAGTGCCTTTGCCTCTGAACTTCTCATCAATGAGCATTCCAGCACCACCAAAGTCGGTGTTGGGTTTGAGTTGATTGTTCAGAGTCGAAATGAATCCTTCATCATGACAGGTGAGGTTGATCACATAGTCCCCTGCAATGTTGTAGGATTCAGGATCCTTGTCCCTACCTCTTTCGAGGTGGTTCGAGATCAGATGCCAGATCTCATGGGCAATGACAGTCTTCCGCTCTTCATGGACCATCTTATCCCACCACGTAGGGTTGAAGAAGATGAATCCATGACCAGCACAGGCTGTAGCAATTGCTGTCGTCCAGTAGAAGTTGATGTCGTAGATATACCGACTCATACCTTTGAATCGGTTATCTGTGATGATCATCTCTTCCACATAGCTTTTCAGCGTATTGTCAGCACTGAGAAGTTCACCAACGCCCAAGGTGGTTGATGGCAAAGAGGTCGTCAAGGAATTGGTCTTCGTCTGACTTGACGGGTTGGACAAATTTGCCCCAAACCATCTTCAACGTGCTTTCCATAAGACTTTCCTTTTCCATTCAATGGGTTGGTGTTCTTTTTGGTTTTGAGCGGGAGCCTTAAAAGGGTGAACTCGGGTCGTTGCCCGATCCCCCTTTCTTGACAGAACCAGACGCCCCAAGAAGAGGGTCAATGTTCAGTCGTTCAGAGATCTCTTGCAGCAGACGTTTGTCGCTGGGAGTCTCTTTCAGCTTGCCTTTGATCTCAGACAAGAACAGTTCGCTGTACTCACCGCCAACACGATTGACGTAGATCAGCACATTGTCACGGGTCTGAGAGTCAGATTCCATGAAGTATTTGGCCAGATCGTTCATCAGTCGAGCTTTGGCGACACCTGCACTGGGAACACGAGAGCTTGCAGGAGATTGAGCAATCTCCCACGGATAGGGAAGCTGGATGTTCTCGTCATAGGTTTCCTTGAACGAGCGTGCAGCCATCGGACCAACAGCAGCAGCCATGAGATTGAAGCACATGGCAGAGATGGGCTGTCCAGACATGACCATCTGACCTGTAGGGACACCAGCAGAGTCTACGCCTTCCTGTTGTTTCTTGGTCATCTTCTCATGCATGTTCACATGAGCGAAGACCTTTTCCCATCCACGAGGAGTGGGATAGGTTTCCAGTTCAGCACGTTCCTTGGCTTTGGTCGGAGCATACAGCATCTTAGGGTCTTTTTTGATAAAGTCCACGACTGCATCATTGGCTTTGGTTCCCTGTTGGGAAGCCCAGTACAGCCAGTCTTTGCTGCTCACCTTCATTTCACAGGGTAGCATACGGGTGATCAGGGTGTCAGGCAGTTCTCGTGCAATTGCAGAGTCACTGGCACGGTTGCCAGCAGCCACAACCAGACACTTGTTGTGGAGTTTCTTGCCACCAACAGTCCGATCAAGGATCAGGCTGTATGCAGCAGCAAGCACTTCTTCAGTGGCTGAAGAAAGCTCATCAAGAAACAGCAGCCAACCGCTGTAACCATCAGGAATGGGATCACCCTCAAGAGGGAATTGTTCGAAGGGGAGATACACAGCTTTGCCGCGTTTCTCATCACGCTCTGGAAGACCAGTCATGTCTTCACTGAGCATTTGGCTCAGACGAAGGTCGATCATCAAAGCATTCGCATCTTGAGCGACTTGATGTACCACTTGCGACTTACCGATGGCAGGCGGGCCAGCGATGTAAGGGACTTGCTTGAGACTGAGCGCGGCAGTCACGAACTCATACACCTCAGAAGGTGAGAGCTTCAAAACGTCGTTAGACATTGAATGCTTCCTTGTAGCTATGTTGGGATTGATTGAGTCTTTTTACGACATGCTCAGGTCAGTCTCTATTTTGTCTCTTTTCAATTATCTGGATCCCTACACGGTCCCGGCCCGTGCGGTTTACAGTTCATCGAACTAGAGTGGACATCATCCTTGTGAGATAAGACAAGGATATGAGGGTAGATCATCCATTCCCATACAAGGAAGATGATCAAAACGGTCAGAAGAAAGTAGATCACATCGTGTTACTCCTTCTGTTGATGTTGATTGAAAACCAAAAAAGAAGAATCAAACCAAGGGTTTGATCTTGTATCCAACTGGTAGTAAGTCTTTCTGTGTGAAGACAGCAACAGCCATTTTGGGATTTGGGTTTTGGCTCATACCCACAAAAACAAGATCAGGTCTTTCTTCACTGACATCAGTATCAGAGTAGAAAATTGTTCTTGTGTGGTCATCCATGTAATAGTATCTGTAGTCCTGCGTCGTCGTCATGATTCCTGTCCTTCTTGCGTTCTTGCGTTGGTCAAAAAATGAACCCCTATCTACCATGAGAATGGCAGATAGGGGTCTTTTTACGAGAGGTCACACCATCAAGATCTAAGATATCTTAGATTAACTAAGTGTATAATTTGCATTCAAGATCACTTCGTCAGGAATGTTTCCAACTTTACTGACTTTGATATTTTGGTTTGCGACTTGTGACGCGATGAACCTGAGAAGTTCACTGTTTTTGATTTGGCACAGAATCGTGTTGTACTGACGGCGAAGGTCATTGCCATAGTTGGGATGACAACGGAAGCAGTCATGCACTGTGACGAGTTGGAAGGGAACATGAGGCATGGTGATGATGAGATCTTGGATGATCTGCATGTCAACCAATCCACAAGTATCCTCATAGAGATAATCGAGGATACGAACACTGAGGAATCCACTTTCCTGATACAGATCCCAAAGGGTCTGAACCATGTTAGCAGATTTACCAGTGGTTCCACCTGTGACACCACCAGCGATAAGTCCAAGGACACGCTGCATGGTGTTGATGTCGTACTGACAGCGACGATACATCTCACGGACGATCATACCATCCACAGAGTGAATGAGATTCGGTCCCAATCCTTTATGGAACCGAGGACGTTCATTCACCTTTTGGACAACTTGGAATTCTTCATCCAAGAACTTGAACTTGATCACGTCTTTGTCGTGAGTTTCGATGCAGGCATAGAAGTTGTCAGGCATGGTCCAGTCGTAGGTTGTACCTTCGACTTCATCCCAGAGTTCTTGGATTCCAAGATTGAGATCCCAAGCACCGGGTGCCATTTTCTCCATGGTTTCATAGAACACATCCACATCCTCACCGAATACGGCTTTGGGTGTCGCTGTTGAACCATAGAGAGCAGTCATGATGCTTTGCTTCACATCTTTGCGGTCGATGTTCAGGCCAGTGTTCATGTGAAGGAAGACTTCTGCATAGGCGTCGAGAATGTTTTCGTCACCACCACAGAGCTTCCAGCTTACAGGACAGGATACCAACAGACTCAGCAGTTGGAGACCAGAGGATGCTGCATCCAGACTGATCATGTAACCACTGGGTTTGCCCATTGCAGTGTGTTCCATTGCGACATAGGCTGCCCTCAACCCAACAGGGTTGCTGGCTTCTTTGAACGTCTTCGGGTCTTTGAAGTCGATTTCCGAGAAATGGAAGATCCGCTGATCCCAGCTAAGTTTCTCGTAGGCTTTGTCGTGTTTGCACGCGATGTCAGCCATCAGGTATTCTTTGCCAGTCAGTTCACGGAACTCTTGGACCTTCAGCATTTTCATTCTCCTAATGCTTGAGCTTCTTCATTGTGAGTCAGTGGTGCGATTACACCACAATGCCACCAGACATTGAGCCAGTAGCCTTCTTCATCTTTGTGGATCTCGCACCGACTTGCATATGTCGGAACGAGATATTTGATCATGCCTTGAGCTTGTCTTCTGAAGAGGTATGATTTTCGATTATTCATGAATAATCCCCTCTTGAAGCACGCTGACGCTTGTTCAGTTCTACTTCCAAGAGTCTGAGTTGTTCTTTCCAGATGAGAGATTTCATCAGAAGTCACTCTTACGAATCCCATGTCTGAGATTCTTCAGCTTCTTGGTTTTGGCATTCTTGAGCTTGCAGTGGTTGCCTTCTCTGTCAATGTAACAGAAGGTTGAGACAGCCTCTGCAAAGCTCCTATATTCCGGGATAGACATCCGGAGATAGTTGCGATCCTGAACAGCAGTTGTGGGTGCTTCAGTATCTGACATCGGAATACCGATAGTAGAAGAACAGCCATGGCCATCCTGAGTCTTTCAGGAAGTCATAAATCAGTGCATTCATCGGGATCATGAGAAGATCCACTTCAGAAGTGCAGCAATGACCACCACATAGAATGTGATGGTGAGGATCAGAGAGCCTGCGAAATAGGCTTTCCACCAGCGAAGAGGCCAGAAGATCTCACGATCAAGCTCTTCTTGAGATTTGAGTTCAGGGAAGCGTTTCATGGGTCCATCCAATATCCATTGGTCTCATCAAATTGTGTGCATTCACGGTCGATGATGAGATCAGTTGTTTGATTGAGAATCCGGGCTGCACATTCAGCACGGCATTCAGCAGAATTGACGAACTCTTCTGCATCTTGTCCCACAGGGATTTCGAATTCGAAGAATTGGCCAGTATCCACGACGACGAGTTTGAGACCCTGCTTCTCTTCGATGCAGCGGTCGATGTCTTCACCAGTGATCACGGAATTTCTCCTCTGAATTGAGCATTCAAGATCAAGACTTGTTGTGCGAATTTGGTATATTTGATCTGGTCTGGATTGGGATCGTAGACCAGAAGCATTTTGTTTCATGAAGATCACTTCTTGTCCTCCATGTGATAGAGATACATGAAGAAGAACAACCACAGCATTTCATAGGATGCTTTGATGTATTCTTCTTGAGCTTCAGCCAAGATTACCAAAATGATTTGGATGATGGCTGCAACTGCAACAAGAAACTTCCACCAGTTCATCTTGGCAATCCTTTCATGATTGCAGGGAACAGGCGTTCCATCTGCGTTTGAGTTTCGAAGGTGAGAAGAGTCGATCTGAACTCATCGAGTCCAGTCTGAACTTTCACAGCAACATGAATCCGGTCATCTTTGGTGTAACAGATGACCTCATCTCCATGGTGAGAGAGATCAAAAGGCGAATTGTTGCCTTTTGCATTGTTCTCTTTGTGGAGTTGGGTGAGATCCCATTTAGCCATTGGTTTTCCTTTCGATGTTTCCATCGCTGAGTTCATCGAGTGTGGTGTGTTTAGAGTCAGCCATTGATCACTTCCTTTCTGGAGAGTTCAAGCACTGCTTTGTTGTAGTCAGCGACCATGGTTTTGGTGGTAGCCATAATCTTTCTCCATTTGTTTTTTCACTGAGATAGCTTCTTCAAGAGAAGCATAAGTACCATGGTATTTTCGATGTTTTGCTCCACCAGTTGTAACTTGCCATTTTTGAAGGCGAGCAATCCAATTCACACCCGGATAACCGGATGTGTTGTTTTTATAGTTGGCACGGTTTTTGGTATTCTCTACTTGAGTCACATTACGAATATTACTGATACGATTATTCAGTTTGTTTCCATCAATGTGATCTATGACTTCAGGATCATAGCCATGAACCATTTTCCAAATCACACGAACAGCTTTGTAATGGACACCTTCAATGGTTCCTGTTTGATACCCTCTGGATATACAAGTGAAAGCTGGTTTGCCTGCATATCTCTTATTGAAGCGAATGTGATCTGAAAACTCTTCAGATCGTTCTTTCCAATAAAGTGATCCTGTCTTTGGATCATATTGTAAGAGTTTCAACAGCGTTTCGCGTGATGGAAGTGGTTTGGTTTTCATCCTTGGATCACCTCTTTTCGAGAAAGCTCAAGAACTGCTTTGTTATATTCTGTTCCTTGAGCATTTACGTGGTATCCTACACAGTATGACCTTCCACGTCTATCATATTTCCATGTCAGCCAGAACTCATTGCCCAGAGTCAGCAGTCCCTGCATTACCTCATAAGAGGTTTCATAGAAGACTTTGGCTTGCTTCTGACGCTTCTGAAAATCGTCAAAGGCTTCACCAGACTTTCTCTTGGGAAGGATCATCATGCCTTCAGCAGATGCGATCACATCTAGATTTAATGTGAGTCCTACGCTGTTGGCTCGATTGATATGGTCGAGACAGACATCTTCATTGTCGAAGACATCAGATCCATTGAGGACAATACGACCTTTCTTGTCGTAGTATCCGGACCCCATGTGATTGTTTACCACTTTGTTGGGCTGAACAACCATGGGCAATGGGAACTGATACAGTTCAAGAAGTTCTTCGACACCACGAGAGATCTCGTACTTCATGATGAACTTCATGGAGTCCATATCGAAGTCAACGAGGTCATCTTCAACGACTTCTTTGAGCATCTCTGCCACGTCTTGAGGTTCACCCCATTTGGGGGAGAACAGTCCAACCATGGTAGGCACATCAGCTTGCTTGTGCAGATAGATCTGTACCACACAGTCGAGCTTGAAAGGATCATCAGTCAGTGGACTGAACTGATCACGAAGCACATCCATCAACTGATTTCTGTTGTAGAGTTCTTCGAGGTTAAGCTGAGTTGATACCATGTTTGTCATGGGTTTTCCTTTGGTTAGGGTTTATCTTCGTTTAGTCAAAACGGGTCAATTCCTGAACTTTTAGGTTTTAGGTGTTGGAACCCGAGTTGGCTTGCTTGGATAGAGGTTATCGAGCAACGCGAGACCACCGGAGGTGGGAGAATCAGATCTCCGGTCTGTCTGTTCTCAGAAAAAATAAGCTCTGACCCCTCAACTTTTGTTGAGAGGCCAGAGTTTAGTCAGTTGAACTTCAGTTCAGGTCAGGCGAACTCATCTTCACCCACGGATTCTTTCGGTCCTTTCCGATTGATCCACGGGTTGACGAAGGGCTTCAGACCGAACTGAGCGAGGAACATCCCACGCTGACGTTCTTCGTGAGTGGTGATGTGTTTGCCTTTCTTGGCGGCAGGCAGTTTGCGACGACCAGCCTTGGCAGGCATGTTCGCAGCACGGCGGCTCTTGCTCGAACGCTGCCACTTGGAGGACTGGCGAGCATTGGCTTTCGAGAGACCATCAGGCATTGGAAAGTTCCTTCTGAGATGTTTGTGGTTGGTTCACATGAAGAGTTTGAAGACCAGTCTTGGATTCGAACCAAGCTACGTTTGCACAGATGTTGTTGAGATGTGCGCTCAACATTCGGCTACCTGCACTGGCCATAGTTTCATGTCTGTCTGTCTGTTTTTGGTAAGAAGTCCCTGACCTCCCAGCATAAGCTGAGAGGCCAGAGATTCAGTCAGATCAGCCGAACAGCGAGTCGAGATCGACATCCACCTTCGGTGCATCGACGGAGCAACCTGCTCCTGACGACGGTAGAGTTGCACGCTGAGTTGCAGCGGCATCGACTCGCCTTCGGCCAGTTTCGAGCCGTGCTCACGGATCTTCTCGATCAGAGCGTTGACGAGGATAGCCTCCTCGGCCCAATCGGGATTCCGTTCGTGCGAGTTCGCGTAGATCCGGTGAGGCACCAGATCCGACACTGCCACACCACGCGGCAAGCGGTTGAACTTCATGGACGAATCACCTTCGCCCTCAACCTCGGTGACGAGACCGACGTTGATCCACAGACCAGCGTATTCGTCCTCATCTGCCTGAGCAGCGGTCTGACGAGTGGTCTGGTTGGTACGCTTCGTTGCAAGTTTGAAAGCCATCTGATTTCTCCTTCATGATGGATGTTGTGGGAACATTCCCAAGATCGCCGGAGGCGATTCTCCGACTTCAGTCACCACAGATGACCGAAGGAAAAGAGTAGCTGTGGATAGCAGCTTCCCTTCATCGTTAGATTTGCTCACCACTCTAATGGTGATTTTCACAGGCATACACCAGAGATGACGAGGCAAGTTGCCTTGGTGTTCGTCAATCCAGTTCTTCGCGTCCATGCAGTATTCTGCTTCGGGATAGGATCCCAAAGGAATTGCATAGTTCATGACGTGATCATCGGTAGCAGATGGTGCAGCCATGAGGATGTAGAAGATGAGTTCAAGCATGGTTTTCAACCTTTGGTTCAGGGTTTGTGAGATGGTGTTTCAGTTCATTTTCAAGGAGGAAATCGGCAGGTTTCTTTGAGCCGATCCATCCATGAGCGACGTTGAACTGACCTCCAAAGTTCGTGTCCATGTTGGTGAACACGATCACTTGGAGGATGGGAAGGAAAGAGATGCGGTAGCGATGATCATCGAGAGTAATCTCGGTATCATAGCGGTCGAGTTTAGGGTCATAAGTTCCCATTGGAGTTCTCCAGAGTTGATGTGAGGTTGTGCAACAGTTGCTGAGACAGACTCTCGGTTGGATATCGTCAAGTTCTATCTGTCTGTCTGGGAAACGGTTGCGTCTCCCCACTCGGTGTGAGTGAGGAGACGGTAGTTCAGGCGAATTCCTTTTCGAGAGAGGCGTAGATCGCTGCCAGTTTCTCGTCGGAGTCCAGTCGTGCTTGGAGTGCAGCCAGTGTCTCGGCAGTGGAGACCATGACTTCTTGTTTGTCAGTGAGCTTCTGACTCACCGCTCTGTTGTGGAATAGGTGGTGGCCATGGAGACGCTTTCTCCTGCGGTGTTGGCCCACATCGGTAACAGTGTCGAAGATGGAGGTGATGGCATTGGAAGCCGAACGGAAGATACCCATGGTGTGTGCTCCTGTGCTGTGGGTGAATAATCCAAGACAGCCGGAGGCTCCCTAGTATGCAGTGTAATGGCTGGGTGTGGAGAGTGTAATAAATATGGGGGGGCATGTGTAATCGTGTGTAATTAAGACGGGGGGGTG